TTACTTACTTTCTTCTGAAATATGAATTAATCCCTGGTCAAATATTTGCTTTACATGTTCATCTTCAAGAGAGTAGAATACAATCTTTCCTTCTCTTCTGCTCTTTACTAGTCCAGCCTGCTTTAAGACTCTTAGCTGATGTGAAATTGCTGATTGGGTCATATTTAATAAGAATGCAATATCGCAAACGCACATCTCTGATTCATCTAATGCCCAGAGTATCTTAATTCTTGTTGAATCTCCAAAAACTTTAAATAGTTCTGCTAGATCATATAGAGTTTCTTCTTGAGGCATTTTTTCTCGCACTTTATTTACAATTTCCTCATGTATTACATCACAGTCGCATCTTTCAATTGGTTGAATTTTTTTTGCCATATTTATATCACCTCCTTATCATTCAATTGAACACTTGAATAAGCTTTCATATGTATTATAAACCTCAATTCTCCGTTTGTCAATAAAAACATATGAGTAATTGTTCAAGTGTGTTTATCTTTTAGCTTTACGGTCAAGACCGCCACCTCTAAGCGCAGCGTAGGTGGGTTTTAATCAGGTGGAGTAGACTCTCCATCTGATTCCCCGATGTTTCAGCTTGCTGAAACGAGTTCACTTATTAGATTATCCCCAAGTATAAATAGAAAAGAACCGCCCATCAAGAAGTATTTCTCCTCAATCGGCGGTCAAGTTCATTTTATTTTTCTATATCAATTTCTACACCAGATTTAAATTCAATAGTTAGTTTATCATCATAGACCGTTATTTTCTCTATAAGTCTCCTTACTAGTTGCTCATCATACTCCTCAAGGAGGATGGATTGTTCATTAATGAATTTTTCCATATCTTCTAGCCTTTGCTTGGAGCCCTTTTTGCCAGCTTCTTCTGCTAAAGCCTTATGCCTTTCCTCTCTGAGCCTGTAAATCTCATCGGCTATATCGTTATAATCTTCTTTGGAATTGGCCAGCCTCAAAAGGTCTTTTTGTAATTCCTCTAGCTTTTTATCTATCTCGGAAACAATATTATTGTCCGTTTCACTTATCACTGTTTCTATATTTTCCTTTAAGGTAATCAAAAAGTCATCTTTTTGCCCAAGTAGCTTATTAATTGCATCCACCGTAGCTAAGCCTATCATGTCCTCTTGTACAGTTCGAGAATGACAAGCTAACCCTGTATTCTCAAGCCTACTGACACATCTCCAAACAATCGATTTTTTGCCTCTGTTATTCCAATGAACTCTACGGTATATTTCACCACACTCTCCACAGAAAATAATTTGTGAAAATACATGATTTGCACTAAAGTTTCTTTTCTTTCCACTAGTACTTATATGTCCTTTACTTCTACGAACTAACTCTTCTTGAACCTGCATGAAAATTTCACGCGGGATAATAGCTTCATGACTATTCTCAACATAATATTGAGGTACGATACCGTTATTTACAACCCTCTTTTTTGTAAGAAAATCTACTGTGTAAGTTTTTTGGAGCAATGCATCACCAATATATTTTTCATTGCTTAATATCTTCCTTATGGTACTGGTATGCCACCTTTTTTTGCCCGCTCCTGTAAGTATGCCATCTGCTTCAAGTCCTTTTTTAATTTTATCCATACTGGAGCCTTCAAGATATTCTCGGTAAATTCTCTTAACTATTTCAGCCTCCTCCGGTACAATTACTAATCGCTTATTCTCATCCTTGGTATATCCTAAAAACCTAGAGCAATTGACCATTACTTCTCCTTGTTGGTATCGGTATTGATAACCAAGCTTTACATTCTGGCTTAATGACTGGCTTTCTTGTTGCGCTAAGGAAGCCATAATAGTTAGCATAATTTCACCTTTGGCATCCAGTGTATTGATATTTTCTTTTTCAAAATATACCGCAATATTTTTATCTTTTAATTTTCTGATGTAATGTAGGCAGTCTAAGGTATTCCTAGCAAATCGGCTTATTGATTTGGTAATAATCATATCAATTTTCCCTGCCATGCACTCATCAATCATTCGATTAAATTCATCACGATTTTTTGTATTTGTACCGCTGATACCATCATCAGCAAAGATCCCTGCAAATTCCCACTCTGAATTTTTCTTAATAAATTCAGTATAATGTTCAATCTGCACTTCGTAACTACTAGCTTGTTCATCACTGTCGGTAGAAACTCGACAATAAGCAGCAACCCGAAGTTTTGGTGTTTCATCTTCTTTTCGATTGTTGCCCATGCGTTTTATTGCAGGTATAATCATTACATTTTTACTAACTGCCATCTTACTGTCCCTCACTTTCTATTAAGCTATAAACATACTCCGCTTGTGTAAAAGGATTTGTATACTTCTGAATTACTTGTCCTATGGTAAACTTCTTAGAAATAGTAGGTTTGTCTTCTTTCTTGGGTTCAAAGATTCTACCTAGCTTTTTCGCTCTCTTTACCCTCTCTGCTTCTGCTTTTTCGTAGGTCTCTTTATCAATGATGGCAGGGTAATAATCATCACCAAGATAACGTTCATTTCTTAGCATCCTTCCAGCAGTTCCATGATAAGCATCTATTCCAGCAGTCTTTGCTGCGACCGATAAAGAAAGGCCTGATAAGTATCCCCTATACAAACTCCTAACCTTTTCAGCTTTTTCTTCATCGATAACTGCTCTACCATTCTCTATCCTATAGCCGTAAGGCGTATGTGCCACTTTTCTCACATCCTTTCCCTTAGTGTGATTCCGCATTTTAAAATGAAACCTATCTCTACTCTTGAGAAGACAATTATTTTTTCAACATAATCATTAAAAAGTTGGTCGTTAAAGTCACTTAACATTTCAGCCTTATTTGTAAATTTTATTAAGTTACTGACTTCCTGCACCTTTGATAATTCTCCATTTAAGGCATGAATTAATGCTTCTTTTTGCTCCATATAGTTGTTTGCTTCCATTTGCAGTTCATTGTTTTCTCGATTAAAAAGGGCAGGTTCTAGATATCCCTTCGCCATAAGCTTTACAAGCAGTTCTCTCTGTTCCGCGTTTTTTTCAATTTGCTTCTCTAATTCCTGAATTCTTGAAAGGTTATCAGACTTGTTCATTCCACGTAAAGCCTCTAATAGTGGTTGTAGAATAAGTTTTCTGCCGAAAATCAGCTTATTCATCATCGTAACAAATGCCTTCTTTATATCCTCATCTCGAATAAACTGCATGGAACATTCTGTTATCTGCTTTAAGTGTTTGCTACAACACCAGGCTACGTATTTTCTTGCACCAGATGAATGAATTCGCCTTTTAAAGGTACTACCACATTCCGAGCAAATAATTTTTCCAGAGAAAGAATACCGATTTTGGTATTTATTGTTACGCTTTTCTATGCCCTTTTCTTTTGCCCTTTGATTTAAGGCAGCTTCTACTGCTTCAAATACTTCATGGCTGATAATTGCCTCATGGTGATTTTCTATTAAATATTTATTTTTCTCACCATAATTGGTGCGCTTATTAAATCGGGAATCTGTATAAGTTTTTTGCAGTATAGCATCCCCAGTATATTTCTCATTTTTTAATATCCCTCGAATTGTAGTAGCAGTCCAACGAGCACCTCTTTTAGTAGGTATACCCATTTGATTAAGATCATCTGCAACTTTCTGTGTACCTTTGCCCGATAATACTTCTGCGAAAATATACTTCACGATTTCTGCCTGCTCAGGGTTTACCACCATTTGACCATCAATGTTGTCATAACCAAATGGTGGGTATGAAATCTTAAAAGTTCCGTTTTGAAATCTCCTTTGAACTGCCCATTTGTTGTTTTCCGAAATGGAAATGGACTCGCTTTCTGCAAGTCCACTTAATATAGAAAGCATCAACTCACTTTCCATTGATTGGGTATTAATATTCTCTTTCTCAAAATAGATGTAAATACCCAGGTCCAACAGTTTACGAACCATCTCCAAACAATCCGTAGTGTTTCTCGCAAACCTACTAATGGACTTTGTAATAATTAAGTCAATCTTCTTATTTTCACAATCTGACAGCATTCTGAGAAGTTCCGTTCGGTTTTCTTTTTTGGTGCCACTAATTCCCTCATCATAATACAAGCCAACATACTCCCATTCTGGGTTTGCCTTTATGTAAGTCTCATAATGGGATTTTTGTGCTTCTAGGCTCACTAACTGTTCATCACTGTCCGTAGAAACACGACAATAAGCAGCTACTCGTAATTTTGGCTTGATAATTGATGTACCCTTATTCCCGTCTATTTTTGTTATCTTTTTCATCGACTCACCTCCTTTTTGGTAGGTCACATATTACCTCTGAACGCCCAGTATATCAAGGAATATCGGGCATTATCTGTGCTAACATAGGTGAGAAAGTTTCGCGGTTTAATAGCATAATTTTGTTGAACTCTTCCTTTGAAATAAGACCCTTATCAAGCATTTGATGTAATAGCTTTTCCGCCCTATAATAATCAAATTCTCTTTGAAGAGCCTCGGCACTTAGATATTTCCTTTTTGGATTTAATAGTAGATCCTGTTTATCTGTAATTTTAGTAATCTGCATATAGGTAACCTCCATTTCTACAGGTAGACCCCTGCACCTATATGCAAAAATCCCTAATGATTCGAACCCCTAAAGGTCAAAAAAAAATGACCCGAAGAGCTATTACACTCCTCAGGTCATAGGTAAAAGTGTTAATCATACTTTATAAACGCATCCGTAAAGCCAGCCTTTTTCGCTTTGGCAAGCTGGGCCTCTGCATTGGCTTTTACGGAATAAGCACCGATTTGAACGCGGTAGTATTTCTTTTTCTCTGTTTCTCCAGATTTAGCTCCTTCACTTAAGAGGCTTTTTACATCTGCACGAAATGTATCCATGCTCTTTCCATGCTTAGGAAACCAGTTTTTCGGATCACCATGATTACTTGCGATTCCTCTTTGATAGCCTTCATAATGGCCAATAATATCTTTTTCAGTTAGATTGTATAATTTGCAAAGATAAACACAAAGCTCTACCGCTTCTTTATAAACCGCATTAAAATACGAGGCATCGGTCAATCCATCCTCGCATATTTCAAAACCAATATGTGTATCATTTGCACTTCCTCCAGCATGCCACCCTCGATGGTCCCATGGTAGAGTTTGATAGGTAGCAATTGAACCATCCTTAAGTTTTCCAATGAAAGCATGGACACAAACCTGTTTTCCATCGGGCCTATCCTGATTCCAGTGATTATTGTACTGATTTACACCTAATAAACCATCATCCGGCCCAACATATCTACGAAGATAAGGATTGTTGGCACCGGTGCTATGAACCATGATACCTTTCGGTGTAATCTTTTTACCTGCCTTATAACAAGCATTTTCAGTCAGAATAAGTTTTCTTAGATTCAATATTCCTTACCTCCTTTATTATGCAACTGAACAAGGATATCTTTTAATTTTTCTGGTATTGGTAGTCCTAATCGACCAGCATTTTCTAGCATAGATACACCTTCATTGGAGCAATAGAAAAAGATGATAGCAGTCCGAAGCACGCTCCCATCTCCGATCAGATTTGTATCAATCAAATGTCCAACTCCAACTAGAATAAAAATAAGTACTTTTTTGAATATGCCCTTAAACCCTATTTCACTTGATAGTTTCTTTTCAACAATGGCACACATGACACCGGTGATATAATCAGCCACCATTAATGCCACTAATGCATATAAAAATCCATCAAAACCTCCTAAAAACCATCCTAAAAGTCCACCAAGTACAGTAAACGCAGTTTGTATCCAACTCCAAATTTCCTTCATTATTTTTACCTCCTTCATGATTGGTGCATATATAAAAAGAGTGTCTGCATTATCGCAAACACTCTTGGTTCAGTGTGTTAATTATATTTGTTTAGGTAAGGCTTCCCATAACCTCATATCCTCCTGTCCCAGAGACCATATCGCAATCCCCCTAAGCTTCCATCGATACGCTGCCTCATTTGCCCAATAGACTAGGCTATCCACGTCTTGGTAGTAAAGAATTGAGAAGCCATCAGCATCCCCGAGAAATAGGCGTGAAATCCATACATTAATGTCCTTAGGCACAATCTTTACTGAATAGTCATTTCCACAGACCAATGATAAAAGCTCTGAGTGAAAAAAATCATAATCCATGGAAATATCCTGACTTCTTGTTGAAGCTTCCTCCACATCACTGTTAACTGTAAAAACCTGAAACTCACTATCCCATGTAACACCAGTTCTTTCTAGTCTCCCATACTCCGTTCTAGTTCCATCTGGGAAGATTACATCAAATCTTTCATAAGGTTCATAAGTCCAGGCATCTCCTAATCTTATTAATTCACATAGAATACGTCCATCCGATTGAATTCCGGCATAACCACCTGAATAACCATCAAGCGACGCTGTGAATCGCAAAATACTACTTGCTCCAGAATAAACCCTTACAGAATTACTACGTATCCTCATTTCAATGGTGTACATTCTTGGATTTGAGCGAAGATCTGATGATGGAGTTTTAGAAATTTCGGTTGCATAGCTTCCGATTAGAGTAGAACCATTATATAGTTCAATACGCTGTGAATTAATATTTAAACAGCAAAAGAGTTCTCCACAAAAAATGCCAGCTCGACCACTTCCATCTGAAGGAAAAGCTAATCTCGCTCTTAAATGAACATCTGAGAAACCATTATATTTCCACGCCAACCTCCCATGTCCATCAAGCTGTGAATAAGGGCGAGTAGCTGGATCATTCTTGTTCTGCCACACCTCCCACTCTCCGCTTAATGTTGTCCAATAGCTGGATGGAAGCGGATTTTCATCTCGAAAGTCCTCATACCAAATTAGTGCTGAATCAGGCTTTCTACGAAGTACTTCCGTTGTCAATTTAAATCCTCGATCGGGCTGAACCATTAAACCGTTCACATCTTTAAACTGGCGAGGGGATAACATGAAGTCAGCCTCTCCAGCAGAAGGCTCTTCACTAAAGCTTGAACATACCCGAAATCCATAGAACTGTACTCCTGTTACTGTGGAACTAACTGTGACAGTATGAGTTCCAGCTGAAAGATATACACTCGAAGCCAAAGAGCTCCAGCAAGTTGTTCTCCAATATGGCCACCATAACCTACTCTCACTAAATACCTTATTTATTCCGTCAAGCGAAACATGGATAGTATTCTTGTCCCAAAAAGGAAAAGAAAAGCGAATAGCTACATCATAAAAACCAGCAGATTCTATTTCAAATTCGTAGGTGGCTTCACCTTCATCTCCAAGTGTAATAAATTGAGATGAAACTGATACATTACCAAAATAATTATCAGGTGTTCCACCACTACGGTCTATAAAGATTGTGCCAAATTCAGTTTTTTGTTGCTTACTATAGGCGGTCAAATATCTGCGACGACTATAGGATTCCTCAAGTAATGGGTATGTTCTTGAAACAGCATCCCAGCCTTCCATGTAGTCATACACATGTGGTAACGCCCAAGGAACCTTATCATAATCATCCCAATACGCAATGATTGGAATCATTGGTTGAGGTGGCCCGTCATCAGTAAAGTTATATCCTCCTGTCATCCAAAGCTTTGCTGCATAATAAGTGTTTGAAATCCCACGATATGTTATTCCAAGGTTCTCTGGTGTATCATGTATCCTCCAGTTCCAGCCATAGGCGGGCAATCCCAAAAATATTTTTTCAGGATTCATAACCCGAACAGCATAATCATAAATACCTTCCAACCAATCCCTCGGAGAAACCGGTCCCGGAGCAGAACCAGCCCATGCCATGCCATAACTCATAATCGCTGCCGTATCACAGTACGGATTTAAGTCTTCATAGACACACCAATTTTCGCCACCAACCGAGCCTTGTACTCCCGTCATTCCTGGTAAACAAATATTAACGAGTTTAGAAGAATCATAGGCTTTGACAGTATTATATATGTCACGAAATAGGGCATTGGCAGCATCCTTGTTCTCGTAGCCACCTCCACGTTCCAAGTCTATATCAACCCCTGCACACCATGGATACTTTTCCATAATGCGAATGATCTCAGTAAGAAATTTATCCTTCGCACCACTGGTATTATTTCTAAGGGCAGTAAAAATAGAAGCTGTACCATGATTCATAATAGTCAGTAGCCATTTGATATGAGGCCAACGGTTAATATAGGTAAGCATACTGGATATGCTTGTTCCTGTTTCTGTTATTGTCCCGGTGATATCCACTTCAAAAGTAAAAATACCCACCGTATCAATTCGATCACCATAGTCTCGTAATGCTTGATACATGCGGGTATTCCCCATGAAACTCCAGACCATACAACGCTTACCTTTTAAATAGTCAATCAAAGGCGCTCACTTCCTTCCTGCATTTCTTGAAACTCAAATAATACCCGGGCTGATTTTCTGTCTTCTAGCTTTATCACATGTTTGCTATCACCGGATGCTGTATATTGAAAAAAACCTTCCTTATCAGTTGGGTTTCCGTTCTTTAAACACTGCCTAGTTGATGCTAGTAGCGAAAAGGTATCACCTGGACTAACTGCCTCATTAAATATCACCTTGTGCGCCCCTGCTCCTTGAGACAATTGGATACTGCCTGCAGCCATATTTTGGTTGGGATAAATATGACAGTCAAGGCCAGCGGAAGTTGAACCCAGATTGAAGAGAATAATCGTCTCTCCGCTTCGAACTACTCCATTATAAAAGCGAACAGGAACAATTGTCTCATTCTCTCGATATTTTTGCAGCATGCTCTCTGTGTTAGTTGTATAACCAGTAAGGTGATTTCCTTCCTGTGCTTGAATATCAGTAAAATATACCGTACCTGTACAATCTTCAAGAAGTAAATTCACTGTTACGCTTACTACTCGTTTATCCTCTTTACAATGAATCGTCTCGGTAAATCTGGTAAATGCAACTGACATTTGCACCACCTACCCATCCAGCGTCCATTGTATTTCTGACACATGACCAACCCAGCCCGTAGCAACAGAGCCACCTTGCAAAAGCATATCCGTAAAGAATACCTCACCAGTACAATCAGTAATGAAAAGACGGATGGTAAGCGACTTTATCTTGCCAAAACCTCTCGGTGTAATAGCATGAGCTGTCTGTGAAAAATAAGCCATATCGCTACCTCCTTCCTAATAGAGATCAATAAACCTAGTTTCTGTCGAACCGTCCTCATATTCAATGACAACTTCAATTCCAACTTTTCCGTTTGGCCCTTTCTGTAGATTTTCCGATGCAATCTGCGCTGAAAATGTGTAACTCTTTCTACTAGCAGGATACACAGTCTGTGATAGACTTTTTGTCATTCCTAAAACTCCCTCAGCTTTAAAAGAAGCTGATCCTGATACCCCATTATTAGGGTCCACTGTAAAACCTGAACTTAACCAATAGGTTAACCCGTCATCAGCTCGTGAATTTCTTAGATGATTAAAAGGAACTAAGTCTTTTACTTCCTGACGGTCAAGAACATCAGCTGAAGATAAAATATCAGCAGCTTTATCCCAAACAGCAGATGAATCCCCCAGTTCTCTTAACGTTGTTGATAGCTCCAGCACTGTTTTCCATGGTTCTTGGAGATTATATTGTCTGCGTACCACACGAGTTTTGACAGATAAATTCAAATCTCTATCATCCACAGTTACTATATCACCTAGTTTCCATGCCTCATGCTCATATCCTGTCAACACTGATAAGTCCATTGCAGAGAGAACATATGAGATTCGTGGCTTCGCATACTGAGCTAAGCGCATATTAGCGAACTCAAGCAGCTGATAAGGGTTGCTGATTGATGAAGCATCCAGCGTTCCTACTCTAACTTCTGATGAATAGCTATAATCCTCAACATACTCTTTATTACCATTGATAGAAGCAAATGTTATACCATCTTTTCCATAAGCATAAAGGCGAGTGATTAGACTTCTAGTATCCACTACGCGCTGTATACTTTTCATGTTCTTTCTATAGCAAAATAATGCCCCACTATCAGTACCTCCAAATGTCAAGAGATGTACCAAACGATTGGCACTATCGAAAATCAAGTCGCCTCCATGAATATTCTGTATTGTTCGTAGGATAGCTAATGCATTCTTTTCTGTTGATTGCCATGTACGTTTAGTATTTACAGTTACGTTTCCTAATGACCAGCCAGTATTAAGTAAGGCATAGCGCATAGGGACTTCTGGTGTCTCTGCAACAAATTCCATGGGTTCTTTTTCAGCACTAAAAGAAAGATCATAAAATGCTGCTTCCGCATATACTTGAGTTACAACTCTTCCATCGGAGCTTTTCTCATCTGTTATAGTTCGAATACGATAAACATCATTAACAATCTGCACCTGTTTTTCATTGTCTAATGTCTCTCGCTTGGAATCATGAAATGGCAGTTTAAACTCCAGAATATCAGCGCCATTTACTTCACTTGTTACTACAATATCAAAGGCATTTTCTAACACTGCTTCCCAAGCCCCGTTAGTATCCAACACAACTGGTCTTGCAAATCCAAGTCTCTCATAAGGAGGTTTTGGTATATCATGTAGTTGTATTTCAAGAAGTTTAGGAGTTCTACTGGTGTCTTGAGTAGATAATGTAATTCGATAACGAATATATTCTCTGTTTGGAGATAGTAATTCCCCACTTGTTCCAATAGCCTGCCATTCAGTCCAACTAGACAAATCATCTGATGTAGAAGTTTCAACTAAGCTTATCGATGTTATACCTGCAATGTATTCACTTGTAACTGATACTCTACCCGTTCCAGAAAGCCCACAGGCAGCTGCTATCGAATAAAACTGGCCACTTTGTGCATAGACTCCGCTTGTTGCTTTTAGTATGACAGAACCAGGGTCCACAAGAGCATCAACATCAGCAGTGCTGTCTCCACCGTTTGCCAAAATTGAAGATTTAAAATAGAAAATAAGATCCTCCATGGTAAGCGAAGAATCTTTTTCATAGAACCAGTCATCAAATCCTCCTGCGTAATAATAGGTATTTGCATGCATCCCCATCACAATGTCCGCAACACAGGATTGATTTAAGTCTCCCGTGAATGTTCGAACTGGAGATTGCCAGACAGCCCCATCACTTCGATCGCAAAGTAAGTTCTGTACCCTTTTGCTGTTTACCTCAATGATTGATGCAATAAAGTACCACCCGTTATTCTTTAGGGGAATAGTAGGTGTTTCTGTCTGGTCATATATCAGGGAGCCGGAAGAATTATACAGCATTAATCGCAACCTTCCCTGAAATAAAGAAACATAAAAAATTGGTTGGCCAGGGCCTTGTCTAGTATTGAAAATCGGGATATACGTCTGCCCCACAGAATAAGTAGTTGGGTTTATCCATCCACCAACAACAATCTTTTCACCTAAATCACTAAAAAAGCTACCATCATTGGTAGCCACTAAATGCGTCTTTTCACTTGTTGGATTAATGATATTCTGCCTAAAATATCTTCCTAATCTACCAGATGATAAGTTGGCTGATGTGCCTGACCATCCGGATACAAAGAAGTTTCTGTTATGACCAGAATCATCTGCAAGCATGTTATTGCTATCTGGTGTAGCTTCATTAAATCGCCAAAGAGCAACTGTCTTCTCGCTTACAGGAAACTCACCTGTAAAATCTGTCTGTGATGTTAAGATTGATTTAATTGCCACAAGCTCACCTCCATCTGCTTTTAGCCATAATCTTCAGCTCCGAAAAAGTTGCTCCCGCCACTGAAACTGTTATTTCATTTTCACCTTTGTGCAGTATAGGAAAGTTAAGCTCATCCAAGCCTGCAAGCCCATTTCTAAGTGTATTTCCGTTTGCATCGGTTATTTTTGCAGTTACTAATCCACTATCAATGACAAGCACTTCATCTGCTGCCAAAGCCCCAAATACTCGTAGTTCTTCGCCATTTGTCGTAATAGAAATGTAGGTGGATGATGAGCTGCTGATTATCCCCTTAAGTTGATAAACCGGTTCTGAATCCGCATTCCCAGTTAACCTTTTAATTTCATGAGCACCAACACTGGAAATCGTAAATTGTTCATCTATCAGTGCATAGGCGTGTGGATCTGGACAAATAAATTTTAATTCAAAGGCTCCAGCAGTTCTAAGTAATCTCTCACAATCTACTTGTTCAGTAAGCCGAGCATAAAAGTATCGATCGGGAATATCCTCTAATACAAGCTGCTTGAGACCATTCATTGGATTAAGCCATTCTGCAATAGAATCTAAAACGCTCACTAAATCTGCAAAACTCTTTTGAGGATATACATTACAGCTGATTGTTATGATCCGCTCTGAACTATCACAACCAAAATCTGCAACTCCCGCCTTTCCTGGAACAACCTCATACGAATTTCGTAGAGCGGGCGATGCCTGCCACCTTGTAAGTTTTGCTTTTATCTTCATATTTTTTGAATTGATACCATTATAAACGAAGCCCATACATCGCCCTCCTTTATGCAGTTATAAATCTTCCTTGAGCTCGTGATCCTGTTTGCATTAAATTATATAGCTCCTGTGAAATCTTCCGAATGTCGTCCTCACTTCGAACAATCATCTGCTGTATCGTAATTAATGAACCTTCAAAAGTTCCATAGCTGCTACTAATGCCAGCTCCATTCATATTCAGATTGGAGTTGATGTCAAAATCAGTTGGGATGGCATTTTGCATATCTTGACTAACACTATTCATTGCTTTTTCAAAACCAACCCCAATACCCTCTCCAAGGTTTTCAACTATACCAGCAAATAATGTTGATGGTGAATGAATGCCAAAGAAATTTTTTATTTTATCGACAACCCCACCAAAAAAGCCTGAAATTTTATCCCAAAGCCAGGCTCCAGCATCAGAGATACCCTGCCATAATCCTTTGATTAAATTGGTTCCAATCTGAGCCATTTGCCAAATTGAACCTGTAAATCCTTTAACCAGTGCTGTAATAATTTGTGGTACAGCTTTTACAACCTCTACAATAATCGTTGGAAGGTTTTTAATCAGTGAAACTAACAACATGATCCCCGCCTGAATAATCTGAGGTATGCTACCAATAATAGCATTCACAAGAGATGACACAATCTTTGGTATAGCAGTAATAACAGTCGAAATGATCTGTGGAAGATTTTGAATCAGTGCTACTAACAATTGCACTCCGGCATCAATAAGCTGCGGGATTGAGCCCAAAATCGCTGTTATTAACCCGTCGACAATTTGCGGAATTGCTTCTACAATTACTGTGATGATTTCTGGTAAAGCTGAAATTAAAGATGTTAGAAGTTGAATACCCGCTTCAATTATTTGAGGTATTGCACCAATAATAAAATCTACTATCCCAGTAATAATGACCGGCAATGCTGCAATCAACACTGGAAGAGCATCCAAAATCCCCTGAGTTAGTCCAAGTACAAGCTGAAGTGCCGCCTCTAGGAGCATTGGTAGGTTATCCAAAAGTGCCTGCACAATTTGTATCACTGCTGATACTGCAGCTGGAATTAACTGTGGCAGTGCTTCTGCAATTCCACTGACAATAGTTCCGATCATTTGTACTCCTGCCGTAACAAGTGCCGGTAAAGTTTCAATGATTCCATTGACTAGTGTCATCAATAGTATGACAGCAGCCTCTGTTATCTTCGGTAATGCAGAGGTAAGTCCTTGAACTAGAGAAATAATTATTTGAGAAGCAATATCCACTACAATTGGCAACTGCTCAGAAATAAATTGAACTGCTTCTTCTAAGATTCCACCAAAAGCATCAATTAAGCCTTGAACACCATCTTTCTCAAAAGCTTGAGATAATTCATCAATCCAACCATTAACCATCGGAAGAACAGTTCCAGAAAGCATGGTTGTTAACCCTTCAGCAAGCTGCCCCTTTAACGAAGCAACTCCATCCTCAAGAGTTGCCATTTGCCCAGAAAAAGTTTTGGATTGTGCTTCCATTGAACCATAGAAACGCCCACCTTCTGATGTTGCTGATGCAAATGCCTCCGCAACCATGTCTGCTGAAATTGCCCCTTTTGACATTTCCTCCTTGAGTTCACCGATGGATTTTCCGGTCTTACGTGAAATTTCCTCTAATGGGTTAAAGCCTGCATTAATCATTTGCATTAGGTCTTGCCCTGTTAACTTACCGGTTGAGGACATCTGTGCAAATGCTAAAGTTAAACTTTTGAATTTTTCGGCATCCCCCTGAGATATATCACCCAACTGTTTCATTCTTATTTGAGCTTCTTCTGCAGACATTCCAAAGCTCATAAGAGTTTGGGCTGATTGAGCAAGATCTTGCATTCCAAATGGAGTAGCCGCTGCTTCCTTTTTCAGATCATTCACTAACTTTTGTGCTTTTGCCTCATCGCCCAGCATGGTAGTAAACGATGCAGTATAACTTTCCATTTGAGCGTTGTATTCAACGCCATCCTTCATCGCACCCACAAATGCTTTTCCTATTCCCGCAATAGCCGAGCCTAATGCTTTTACTCCACCGATTATGGCATCTGATAGCAGATTTGCTTTAAGTACATCTCCCAAAACAGAGGTTTTCTTAGTGGCATCATCCATTTCATTGCCAACATCATCAACATTATCAGCAAGTTCATCGGCTGCATCAGCAGCATCTTCCATGTTGTCAGCACTTTCATCTGTAGCATCGGAATGATCACGCAAACTCTTATTGTTATTTTCAAGTTCTCGTTCCATGCCATTGAGCTCAGCCAAAGCTTTATTTAATTGAATCTGCCAATTTTGAGTTCTACGATCATTTTCTCCGAAAGAAGTGGAGGCATTATCTAGTGCAGATCGTAGTGTCTCTATCTTTTCTTTTTGTGCATCGATCGTTTTTTCTAATATTTCATTACGCGCTGTTAAGGCTTGGATGGACTTATCATTTTTATCAAACTGGGAGCTGATTAGAGCCATCTCACTACCTAAGACTTTAAATGCCTGGTTAATATCACGAAGTGCATTTTTAAATTCCTTTTCGCCTTCCACTCCGATTTTTAAACCGAAATTATCTGCCAAGATTACCTCCTCCTTTCGTTGAAAAATCAAATCCCATAAGGAATAATGTCATCGATATAAAGTTCCCGCTTCGGTTTTGACATCCCAAGGAACTGCTTATGACACTCCCATAAATCCATAAGCAAGCCAATAGGTGTAAGCCATGTTTCCTCTTCAGTGCGATTTAAATGAACAGTTCCGTAATATAAAAGCCGGGTAAAGAGTTCATTCTCATTTACCCGGTTTGCACGTTTTTTGAGTCATCTTCAGACTCAATATTCCTTTTTGTTCCCTTGAACATAGCTTCTGTTAGAGCACTCTTATATGTCGCTAGTTCCAAAGGAGAAGTAAGAAGCTCAACTTCTTCTTGAGTAAGAAGCGGCTTTTTGTTATCTGGATTTCGCAGGTTATGAATGAGCAGGCTCTGATTGGCCATTAAAGTTATCAGCCAGACTATTTCATCCAGTGCCATTTCGAAGTTCTCAGACTTCATCAATTTTTCACCCAAATTTTCAAGGCCACCATATCTACCCGCAATTTCTTTCGTGGCTTTAGTAGTAAGAATAAGTTCATACTCCTGCCCGCCAATATTAATCATTGCACTTCGTTCTTTATCCATTTCAATTCCCCCTTACTCTCCAATTCCACTAGAAGCTGCGAATGTGGGCTCATACACTTCGTTGAACCAGCTATTAATAACCGTTGAAGTTACCCCTTCATCACCCTCGTTAACTTCCGCCTTCCATGGATGCTTACCTTGACCATCTAGCTTATTTCTTCGAAGCACTGTTCCTTCGATAGTTGGGGTTGAAAAAGTGATACTATCGCCTTTTGTCGCTAAGTTTGTTGCAGGAATTCCAAACTTCACACGATACAGCCAAAAGTATCGGTATTTACCGTTTGCTTTTTGTGCTCTGAAGCCAATCGCAACTGGAGCTCCACCATCCTCACTGGTTGAGATGAGCACATGATTGTCATCAATGGTAGCTCCTGTTAAATCTCCGGCAGCTGCTACACCTATATCATCAATACCGAGTGTAAGGGTACCGCTTTTAAATTCTTTTACAATCTCAGCAGCACCATCATCTGCATAAAGAGTTGCCTCAGCAAGCTCAACGGAAAGTTCTGCACTGATTGCTTTTGCCAGCGGTTTCGGTGTTTCATAGGTTTCATCACCGTTTATGTCTTCAGTGATTTTTGCATAATAAAGCCTATCAAGACCTATCGTAGCCATTTCTTATTCCTCCATTTCCAATTGAAATTCATATGATTTAGCCACATCTATGGCATAATGGTGATAATCGGTATCATCCTCATGTCCAATGTACCGACGGTCCGTTATAGTAAAATCCGCACCCAAAAGAGTGCGGACAATAGTGTTTTTTATAGTTGTATAATTTCCTTTTACAAATAAGGAAAGTCTAGCTTCCTGTACTTCATATCCTGGTGCATTATCAGCATGAACTTCGAATAAATCAATAAGTGGTGTAATTACAATATAAATATCAGGAGGAACACCAGAAAACCGTCCTGTCTCTACTGGAATATTGCACATATCTGCAATGAATTTGAGTTCATTTAATATACTCATAAGTTTTCTACCTCCTGCTCAAACCTTTTCTTCATAGCGTCAATACATGCTTTTCTTGACGCACTTCTTGCAGGCTTTAAAAATGGTTTTGGTGGCTGACCTGATTTTCCATATTCAATAATATTGGCTATCTTGGCATTACTTTCGCCATTTCTTCGTGGCTCCTTGAAACCCACCTTCACGTTAAAATTTCCATTCCTATCTACTTTTGCCGGAGACAGTCCCAGGGAATTGACAAGCTCACCAGTAGACCGACTTTTCTCTTTTGTTCCACTACCAACTACAGCTTTCAAATTTGACATTACCTTTTCTAAAACAATTTCTCCGCCTGACTCAAGTACTTTTGGAATAATTTCATCCGTCTTTTCTCCCAGTCTTGATAGTTTTAGAAGGAACTCCTCAGGCATTTTAACTTGTACTTTAGCCACTTGACCCCACCACCTTTTTTGCCAAAACTTCAATATACATGCCTCTGCCTTTTACATCTTCAACATTTGTAATCTCATAACGACCATCACTACACACAATCACCGTATTGGTAGACACCTCAACATCAGGTATCTTACGAAAGCAAAACAGAGCAGTCGCTTCAGAAAATACTGCTCGATTGGCCCATTTTTCATTACCATGACGTTCTTCTTTATAAGCACGAACAGAAGCAAGGATGATATCCTTAGATTTACCGAAACCTTCACTGTCTCTCGTTGTTTCAACGGATATGATATCAATAAAGGTGTTCATCTTACCAAAACTCATACTCTACACCTTCCAATCTCGGTCAAGTCTAAGCAGTAAATTTACAGTGTTCCAAACTTGTTGGCTTGCCTGGACGTTATCAGCAAAAAAGCCGCCAGTACTGCCATCTCGACTTTCATAGAAGTGAGATGATAACATGATGACGGCTTGCTCTGTAGTTGGTGGCATTTCATTTTCAGAATAATGTCCTTCTGGTAGATGCTGATAACTCTCGGCATAAGCGATAGCGGTGTTGATATACATTTGAAGAAGCTCATCATCGCGTTCATGCTCGAGAATTAAGTTAGCTTTTACTTTTTCAAATAGAGTCATAACCGTCACCATCCTTTTTTTAAGGCGTATCCGCAGTCATGATTCCTGCGGCTTTAAGCTTACTTAGTAAGGCATTAAAGTCTGTCACCAAAGCTTCTACAGTTTCCGCAGTACTTGCTGGTTGATTATCAAGAACAGGGAGCCCAGTTACTTTGGCTCCCTCTTCAATTACAAGCTCTCCACCTATAACTGTCTTTTCCCCTCCTTGTTCGGTGTAGTTCTTTGCGTTATAGCTCATCATTTACACCTCCCATTAAGCCTTCTGCTGAAGAACTTTGATGGCTTCAGGTAAGATAAGCTTTCCATCTACACGCTGGCTCGCAAGGAAACCAACCTGCCCTGTGGTTGCAAAAAGCTCGTTTAAACGTTTGAAAGAACGTCCCTGTCTATCGGCAATCCAATAATATCCGAAATCACCGAAGGCAATAGTTTTAGCTCCAGCTTCAATAGTAGGAGCATAAGCTGAAGTATAAACCGGACGATTTAATAAAGTATCTGGAGTACCTGCTGTTAAAGAAGGCTGCCACAGATATTGACCTTGACCGTCTTTCAGCTTACGGATTGCCTTTACTGTTGCATCATTCATCAGGAATACCGCGTTCTTTCTATATGGCGCTTTTAATGAGTAAACAAGATCGATAATCTCATCTGCAGTAATAGCAGTTGCAGACCCTGCTGTCACTCCAAGCTGTGCTCCGCCTGTTGCGTTGAAAATACCAGTAGGTTTTCCATCTCCGTCTCCAACTAAAAAAGCTTCTTCTTCCTTAGCACCGATTCTACGGGCAAATTCAGTGGAGATATAATTCTCCAGATCAAATACACTGTCATTGAGAAGTTCATCAGAAACTTTAATCATTGTACCCAGCTTGTAAGCACCAATAGATGTCTGACCGAATACAGAATCACTCTCATCAAACTCCTCACCTTCGTCAAGCCAAGCAGCTGTGCCTTTGGTCACCACAACCGGGATTTTACGATCACCACTTGAAGTTTGAATAATCTTTGCAAGTTTACGGAATACATTCTCTTCCTCAAGAGTTTGAACCAAGGTGCGCTCAAATTCATCAGGAACAAGGTATCCTCCCTCAGAATCAGTGCCTACAGATAAGGCGTTTAACACATCATGACGAGGGTTTTTGCTACGCATTACGTTCCAGAATGCTTTCCTATATTCATCACTGGCTCTTCCGGTCTTTGCATCCATCCCTGGAACAGCTGGCTTTCCAGTAAGAGGCATATTTACTGGCTTATTAAGCTCTGCTTCAAGAGCCTCTTGACGTTCCAATCTTGCTATTTCCTTACCGAGATTAATAATGTCTTCTTCCATTTTGTCATAGGTTGCTGCATCTTCTGCGGATACAAGCCCATCACTACCACGCTTTGAATCAAGAAATGCCTTTGCTGCTTCCCATGCTTTTGCGCGTTTTTCACGCAGTTCAAGAATTTTACTCATTTTTATTCCTCCTAATATTTCAATAAATTAAGCCGCTCATAAAGCGGCTCTACTGACTGTTTTACAACTGGTTTTTGAAGTTTATTCATTAGTGAATTGGTCACTGCTCTTCTGCTGAATACAAAGCTGTCTTGTAGTGAACTCTCTCCTGGTTTGAACATAATGTCATCTGCAAAACCAAGCTCAACTGCCTTATTGGCGTTTAGCCAAGTTTCAGCATCCATCAGGTGCGACAACCTTGTTCTAGATAAGCCGGTTTTAAGCTCATATGCATTGATGATGCTCTCTTTCACTTCATCAAGCATTTGGATTGCTTTTTGCATCTCCTCACTATCGCCAATAGCTATGGTAAAGGGATTATGGATCATCATCAGTGAGGTAGGAGACATTAAGACTTCCGTCCCTGCCATAGCGATGACAGAAGCAGCTGATGCAGCAATACCGTCAATCTTTACAGTGACGTTTCCTTTATAATCCATTAGCATGTTGTATATCTGAGATGCTGCAATACAATCACCACCAGGAGAGTTAATCCAAACTACTATGTCTCCTTCACCACTCATTAGCTCTTCTCTAAAAGCAGCTGGGGTAACATCATCCTCAAACCAACTCTCCTCGGCAATTGCACCGTTTAGATAGAGGGTTCGTGTCTGTGTATCTGTGTCGCGAACCCAATTCCAAAATTTCTTCATTCAGGTTTTCCCTCCAATCCTTCTTTATTTGCGAAAATACCCGCATCTTCAAGTTTGGTCATATTGCCATTGATTAGATATAAATCTCCTCCAAGCTCTGGTGGGATTCGATCAAGGTTCTCAAGCTCCCTAATATCATTGGCACTCATCCAGCCGTTCTGTCTCGCGGTTGCATACCCATTCATTCGAGAAACATAATCACCTCGAAGCAGTCCATCTACATTGAACTTGGCAAAATAAAGTTTCTTTTCATCTGGCCTTAAAAGTGCTCGGCTGATGGTCTGCTCCCAACGAATCACCCAAGGATCTAATGTGTATTTCACAAACTCCAGTGACTGTTGCTCAATATTAGAAAAGCTCGATTTTTCCAAGTCTCCTACCATATGTGGAGGTACGCGGAAAATTCGAGCGATTTCATTAATCTGAAATTTTCTTGTTTCTAAGAACTGAGCTTGTTCTGGTGAGATACCAATAGGCTGATACTTCATTCCTTCTTCAAGCACCGCTACACGATGAGAGTTACTGCTTCCCTGATAGGCTGCATTCCAACTATCCCGTACTTTTTGAGGGTCTTTAATGGTACCTGGATGCTCAAGTACCCCTCCTGGAGCAGCTCCGTTAGCAAAGAATTTAGCTCCATATTCCTCACAAGCAATTGCCATACCTATAGCATTCTTAGCCATTGCAATCGGCGAATAGCCCACTAGTCCATCAAAGCCTAAGCCAGGTATATGAAATACATCACTTGGTCTAAGTGTGACTGTCATACCTTTCATCGTAGGTGCTTCATCGGAATATCTGGTATAGGTATAATAAAGAGCACCACTGTAATCGCGGTCCACCGACATTCGATTTGGCATTAACGGATACAGTGCTATGACTTCACCTTTTCCATTTCGAATAATCTGTGCATAGGCATTGCCCCATAATAAAAGATGAGTCATTAACGTTTCTCGGAAAACGAAAGAACTCATCTCTGGATTCGGCTCATCATGTAATAAAAAATACAGTGGATGAGAAAGAGCCTTTTCCTTACTGCCGCTTGCAGTGTATTTATATAGGTGTAGGGGTAGCCCTGCCACAGCCTCTGCAAGTATTCTTACGCATGAATAGACCGCTGTCATTTGCATTGCTGTATGTTCGTTTACAGGCTTACCGCTGGTTGTTCCACCAAAAAAGAAGCTATAATTGCTTCCTGTGGTTCGATCCTTCGGTTTATCACGCGCTTTGAAAATATTAGAAAACAATCCCATCTGCATCACTCTCCTTTGCTACAAAATAAGAAGCCCTCGACCGTCATAAACGGAGTTACCTGTTCCACCTTTGCGAATTGCTCGGTCAAGAGCCATAATGGTAGCGACAGCTCCATCTATTCTTTCAGTTGATTTTTCTTTATCCGGTTTGATATTTCCAGCAGGATCAGTACGTATAAAGATGTTATCCATCATCCATCGGAGCACCGGATGACCACCATGCGCCAGTTTCTCTTCCAAGGTAAGCTTCATAAGCTCCTTCGTTGGCGGACTCATATCTTTAAAACCTTGACCGAAAGGAACTACTGTAAACCCAAGGTTCTCTAAGTTTTGTGTCATCTGTACAGCTCCCCACCGGTCAAAAGCAATTTCTCGAATGTTGTACTTTAAGCCCAGCTCTTCGATAAAGTTTTCGATGTAACCATAATGCACCACGTTTCCTTCAGTGGTGTGTAAGAACCCCTGCTTCTCCCATACGTCATAGGGCACATGATCACGCTTTACCCTTTGGTCCATGTTATCTTCTGGAATCCAGAAAAAAGGGAGGATGATATATTTATCTCCCTCATACTCAGGAGGGAATACAAGAACAAATGCTGTTATATCGGTTGTAGAGGATAAGTCCAAACCACCATAACACACACGTCCTGTAAGACTTTCTAGGTTTACAGTAAAAGCACATTTATCCCACTTTTCCATAGGCATCCAACGTACCGACTGTTTAACCCATTGATTTAGACGAAGTTGTCTAAATAAGTTTTCTTCTGCTGGATTTTGCTTTGCACTTTCACAAGCAATATAAATCTTTTCTATGTCAACGGTAATGCCCATTGAGGGGTTGGCTTTCGCCCACACCTTTGGATCAGTCCAGTCATCATTCTCATCAGCACCATAAATAACTGGATAAAATGTAGGGTCAACCTTTCGCCCTTCTAGGATGTCTTTAGCCTTTTGATGCACTTCGTAGCAAATAGAGTGTGTATCATTTCCGGCAGTCGTAATTAAGAAATACAGTGGCTGCTTTCTTGCATCACCAGAGCCATGAGTCATGACATCGAAAAGCTGTCTATTTGGCTGAGCATGAAGTTCGTCAAATACCACACCATGCACATTTAGTCCATGCTTGGTATACGCCTCTGCAGATAAAACTTGATAGAAACTACCTAGAGGTTTATAAACAAGTCGTTTTTGCGATAGTACCGGTTTAATTCTTGCTTTCAGAGCTGGGCATTGTTCTACCATATCAACTGCTACATCAAAAACAATGGAAGCTTGCTGTCTGTCAGATGCACATCCATATACTTCACCACCATGCTCAAAATCACCACAAGTAAGCAGTAAGGCAACCGCTGCTGCTAGCTCAGACTTTCCTTGTTTTTTAGCGATTTCGATATATGCAGTATTAAATTGACGGTAGCCATTAGGCTTTATAATGCCAAACACATCTCGGATAATTTGTTCCTGCCAGTCTATCAGTTCAAATGGCTTCCCATACCATTCTCCCTTGGTATGCTTTAAGCAATTAATAAAAGACACCGCAATGTCTGCAGCGTCCTTATCATATACCGAACCATCCGCCTTAAAGATGGTCGGCTTATATTTTTTTAGTTTACGTATAGCCGCCACCTCCCTATGGATACAAAAAAGGAACCCCCTAAGAGTTCCTTAATATTCTATAAAGTTGATTAGGTTATTTTGTTTTTTCTTCCCCTGTCAGAATAAAATGGACATACGCTTCTTTATTCTTTTCAAGGTAATCTACTAGCTCATTATAGCCTTCTTTTAAAGCAATGCTAGTCACAATCGGGATATCAAACATATTTGTTTCACCTGAATCTCGAATGGCAAGTATTTGTTTTTTTATGGTTTGGTACATTCATTATCCTCCTCAAAAGAATCCGCTACCGCTTTACGCAGAATCTCCACATCAAAACCTGCACTTTTATAGCCGTCTAGAATGGTGCTGTAATAATAACAGCTTGGCTGGCCTAATGGCCTTCCTTCATTCATGATGTAGACCATAGCCTGAACAGTTTTACCATTCAATCTCACTTTAATGGTTTCTTTACGATATAAAAATGGCCATCCTTCATAGCGGTCAAGAGCCGCTTCATCTGCCGGTGTGATATCCCAGACTAACACTGGAACACTTTCGCCTTTGAAAGGCTCTATGGTTGCCACTGCTCCCGCGTGTGATCCTCTAAAAAGCAGCCGATAACCTTTTATTATACTTGCCCCAACTACCTTGGCTGTGGGGCATCTGTTTGCCATTTGCTCCAGATTAAGATTAGAACCATAGGCAAGATATAGTTTGTTACTCATTGCTTTCCTCCTTCCTAGTTTAGGGCCTTAGGGCAGCTCAAGCCGCCCGAAACCGCCAAGCTGCATAACCTGAAAGCGCTGCTGTTAAATGCTCTCTGCAGTTTTTGAACTCTTCTCCTATAAAACCAATACGGTTTAGGTAGGTTCTCATGGCAAACTTTTCATTTTCTACTTGAGGCTTCTTCGCAGAGGCAAATTTTTGTGTTAAAGCTTGGTTGTTTAAAGCTAAGGCAAGAACAATATAGCTTCTTACCTTGCCTGCGTGCAGCTCGCTGTTAAAGCCTCTTAGCTCAACCGTATGATTCCCAGTAAAAAAGCTATGTAGATTAAGGAAATGGTATCTACTATTGTGATAATGTGTACCCCTGCTTTCGCTGTAGCCTTCATACCAAATGTCCTCAATCTGTCTCATGGTTGTTGGCTTTTTGTGGTTCATCTTCTCAACTAAAATGCTATCCATCTTCTTGCAGTAGCGCATTCGCTCTGGCGCAATCTGTAGTGCTTTATAAAAAAGATCGTTTTTACTTGCAATAATATTTACAAAGTTTCGGATGCTTCTTGGTGTATGATTGGAGCCATCTAAATGAATGTGAATTCCACAAGAAGTGTTTGTAAAGGCTCCAGCCTTTCGAAGCTTTCTTACTAGCTCCTGCAAAGTTTCAATGTCCTCCCGGTAGGTTAGGATTGGGCTAACCAGCTCAACGCTATAATCTCTACCTGCAGCTACTTTTCTTCTACCTTCTTTTCTTTGGCAGTTGATGCTCCCATCATACATAAATCTCCAAACTCTACCATCTGGAGTTTTTACCTTCTTAGTGTCGTAGTAAGTCCCGCCTTCACTATAAGTGCCTTGCAAAAACTCTGCAGCAACTCTGGCTGCCCTTTCCCTTGTAATCCCTGTAAATTCAATCTCGATTCCGAATTTTGCACTTAACATCGTATCTCGCTCCTTTTAAAGTGTGTTTGTCCTTTCGGCATGTACATATATCACTCTAAAAGGCTTATATAGCAAGACAATTCTGCAATATAAATCTACATATTTACTGCCATATTGGTCTTAAAATGTGTATGTTTACTCTTCGATTTTCCTGCATAAATCCTCTCCAAAGACCACTCCAAGGGAACTGCCTGAATCCCAACTGACGTGGATGGTTCCCATGTCATCAACACTAGTAACCGTACCTTTAGTTCCAGGCTGAAGCTTGGTATAAGGGTCATTCATTTTAAGTAGCATGACACGAGTTCCCGGAGTGTAATAACTCCTAAGTTGTTTTAGCATTTCTGGGTGAATGATATTCATTATTCACTCACCTCCTTATGCTTGGCAGTTCCGCTTTTGAAGGCAGAGCTACCCGACAGTTTGGAGAGGAGAATTTTTCGTTCGGTTTTGTATTCTGGACCGATAAAGCCAAGTCTTAGAAGGAAACAACGAAAGGCATACTTTTCATTATCCACTTCCTTAGCTGTGGCAGTGATTCTCTTCTGTTTTTTTGCCATATCACAAAGGGCTGTAATGAAATGCGTGTAGGCTTTAACTTTCTCAGCATCTTCATCAAAGGAAAACCAAGGAAAACGTAGAGTTTCCTCTGTTTGCTCAACAGGTAGTTCCTCTACTCCAAGGGCCTTTTTAATGAGAGCTCCCTTACTTTCCAGAATCTTTTCCAAGTTGCTTAAGGCAATGTCGGTGAAGTCTTTCTTAGGGATTTCAATTACTAACAAGTCTTTGTCGTCTGTGTGCCCCTGTAGCAAACCTTCTGGTTTCACATAGGTAAATCCTCGACTCTCAAGTTTATCGAGGAGTGTGGCCGCTTTTTCGCCAATAACTCCCTCGTCAAAAATAAGAGCACCTTCTTTATCAACTTTAAAACTGCCTATTTGATAAATAAATGTTGGTGCACCTTTGTATTCAGGCTTTTTTCTTAGTATTTCTCCAATCTCAGTAACTAGGGCCTTTCTCTCACCACCAGTGCGATTAAAATCAATTTTCATGCTACATACCAGTCGAGTAGACAGTCTCGACACTCCTTTCAAAATATTTTAGTATCGTGAAGGGATTGCCTACTGCCCCTCACGGAACCGTACGTGCGGTTTTCCCGCATACGGCTCTTCTGACACACATGTATTGTCATACTTTTGCTCATCATACCCAAATGTTGACTACGACCTTCGGCGGCTTGATATAGTAGTCCCACATTCTCTGATAGTCTTCCCATTTTATCGGGTGCTTCTGCCCTCTGGCTCGCAATATCTTTATGAATGTTTCTTTGACGTACATAAAGAAGTTTGCTACCATCTTTGAGTTCCCGTTTATGCCATAGTAGTTGACATGCCCTTGCAGTTTCTGATTCAGTTTCTTGAATGTTTCTGCTACCGGCGCATGTTGCTGCTCTTTGAGCCATGCCTTTACTACTTGCCTTTTTGCTTTGAGCTTCTTCTTGTTCGTCTGGATGTGTGCTCTGTATTTGCCGTTTCTGGTCGTACCGTTGCTGAATGTGAAGCCGAGAAAGTCGAATGTTTCGGTCTTGCCGTCTTTGCTGTTTTGTTTGGCGAATCTCCCAAATGGTAGTATCTTCGTCTTGTCCATCGCCAATTCCAGCCCGAATTTCGCCATCCTCTTTGGCAGCGCCTCGTACATCTTATCTGCGTCACTCTTGTATTGAAAGAGCATCACAAAGTCATCTGCATATCGCACTATGTATGCCTCACCCCTGAACTTCCCGTTTCTTTTGAGATAGGCAAACCATACGTCCAGCGTGTAGTGCAGGTATATGTTGGCTAGTATCGGCGATAGTGGCGAGCCTTGGGCTGTCCCTTTGTCGCTTTCGTGGTATTTGCCTTCTTCCATTATCCCTGATTTCAGAAATCGGACAATGTACCTGCTGAAGTTCTTATCGTCGATGTCGTGTGCGATGAACTCCATCAGCTGTTTCTGGTCTACGTTATCGAAGAATCCTTTGATGTCCGCTTCAAGCACATAGCTTATTTTGCATCTCCCTATTATGCGATTGAGTTCTTTTATTGCGTCGTGACAGCTCCTGCCTGGCCTGAACCCGTACGATGTGTCTAGAAATATGTTTTCGTACACTTCGTTTAGTATGTCTGCCATAACCGCTGCTACCAGTTTGTCTTCGTAACACGGTATCCCCAGCGGCCTCAGCTTTCCGTTGGCTTTTGGGATGTAGACTCGTCTTGCGGGCTGGGGTCGATAGCTGAACCGCTTCATTTTCGCTATGAGCGTTTCTACGTTCTCGTCCACGTTCACATCGTATTCTTCCCATGTTACTTTGTCCACTCCTGACGCTTTCTTTTTGGGCATCTCCTCGTGCTTGGCTTTGAGTGTTTCGGGGTTTACATAGCTTATCAGATTCTGCACTTTTCCGTATTTAGCTATGATTTCGCTTATCTCTGCTCTCTTTGTTCCCATAACCTTTCTGTGCCTCCTGTGCAATAGTTATGTTTCTGCTCTCGCAGAAATGTGTGTCAGCTGACCCCTTGGCTCCACACACTTTCATGCGCTTCCTCGCTACTATGAGTCAGTCCGACTTCTCGCAGGTCGTTTGTTTGGCTCCGTTTACAAAACGCTTACCTCTCATACTCTTTCGAGAACCTCCGAGACCTCCCGGGTACGCTAAATATACCTTGCAAGCTCGCCACGCTCTCTGACCCCGGCCGAACCTCCGCATTCTTGCCTTTTCGTTTGCGGATTGCTGCCTGCTGCCGAAAGGACGGCATCGGCTTCGACTTCATAAACTAACGGGGCTGTATCGCTTCACGCTTTCGCATTGCGGCTCGCTTACTCCCATGCCTACGCTTAAACCTAACCTCGCGGCTTCGGCTCCAAGGCTTGGTACCGGCTGTTGGCCTCACTTTACCGGGCTCGGTGTTTCACCGGGCTATATATTTAGCGCCGAACCGGCGCACCCTTTCTTATTTGGTAGTACCATATATCACTCTAACGCTACACAATAGCAAGTTATTTCTGTGCAAAAATGCATTTAAAACTTGCTCTATCAATCTAATTCATCAGTGGATGTGGCTGCCACGTTAAATGGAATCTTCTCTTTTCACGAATAACATAGACATCTTTATCTGTTCCAACCTGCTCAATGTAACGCTTCACAATAACATCGCAGTACTTTTCATCCAGCTCGATGGTATAGCAAATTCTATCGGTCTGTTCACAGGCAATCAGCGTCGAGCCAGAACCTCCAAAAGGATCAAGTACGATACTATTAGTAAGGCTAGAATTCATAATGGGGTAGGCAATTAAAGCAATGGGCTTCATAGTCGGATGATCTGCATTCTTTTTCGGCTTATCAAATTCCCAAATGGTTGATTGCTTACGGTCTGAATACCAGAGATGCTTCCCCTTCTTTTTCCAACCGAATAGCACCGGTTCATGCTGCCACTGATAAGGGGATCTTCCAAGAACCAATGACTGTTTCTTCCAAATACAAGTACCGGAAAGATAAAAGCCTGCGTCAACAAAGGCTTTTCTAAAATTAAGTCCTTCTGTATCAGCATGGAAAACATATATACTTCCATCTGATGCCAATACCGATTCGATATTCTTAAAGGCATCTAATAAAAATTGATAAAATGCGTCATTGGCCATATTATCATTTTTGATTTTCCCAGCGGTTCCTTCATAGTTGACATTGTATGGGGGATCAGTTACCACCAGATTGGCGACCTTTCCTTCCATTAAAATGTTATATGTTTCTTTTTTTGTGCTGTCTCCACATACCAGTCTGTGCTTACCAAGTATCCATACATCTCCTAAACGCGAAACAGCGGGCTTACTCAGCTCGCTGTCCACATCGAAATCATCTTCTCTTATTTTGTCTTTCAACGTATCCTTGAAAAGATCATCCAGCTCTCCGGGGTCAAAACCTGTGAGAGATACATCAAAGTCTGCGGCGTTTAAGTCTGTGATGAGAAGTGCCAGTTTTTCCTTATCCCAATCTCCGTTTATTTTATTCAATGCAATATTGAGGGCTTTTTCCTTTTCCTCATCCATCTCAACAACTACGCAATCTACTTCCTCCATACCCATGTTCAGTAGGATTTTCAATCGCTGATGGCCACCAACTACTCTACCTGTGGTTCTATTCCAAATAACTGGTTCGACGTAGCCAAACTCCTCAAGGGAGCGTTTTAGCTTTTCATACTCTGGATCACCCGGCTTTAAGTCCTTTCTAGGATTATAATCAGCAGGGATCAGCAGTTTCGTCTTAATTTTCTCTATCTGCATATTTTCCCACCGCCTCTTTTAGTTCGCTATATTTATTAACATCCTCCCAAGGGAACAGGCAACTGTTAAAGTGACCATAGACTGCTGTATCGGAGTAATGAATGTTTCTAAGTCGCAGCTTTTCAATAATTGCTGCAGGCCTCAAATTAAAAACTTCTTGAGCAGCAATGGTTAGAACTTCATCAGAAACTGTTCCTGTTCCAAAAGTATTTATGGAAAAAGCCACAGGATTTGCCTTGCCAATAGCATAGGAAATAGCCACTTCACATTTCTCTGCCAAATCACACCACACGATATGTTTAGCAATATACCTAGCCATGTAAGCACCGCTTCGGTCTACTTTGGTTGGATCTTTCCCGCATAGTGCTCCGCCACCATGTGATGCAAGTCCGCCATAAGTGTCCACCATGATCTTTCTTCCAGTTAAACCTGTATCTGCAGCAGGTCCACCTAATACAAACTGGCCAGATGGATTGATAAGAATTTCTGTTTCATCATCAAAAGGAAAATCCTCAAAACACTGCCATAACACATTATTTAAAATATCGGATTTTAGCTCTTCCTGAGTTTTATTCTTTTCATGCTGAACTGACACTACAATGGTTTTAACTCTCACTGGAACATCATCATCATACTCAATCGTTACCTGTGCTTTTCCATCGGGAAGGATACCTTTAATCAGCTTACCTTTTCTTGCCTCATCTAGTCTCTTTACAATTCGATGAGATAAGACAAGGGGAAGAGGAAGCATTTCTCTAGTTTCTTTAGTGGCATAGCCATACATAGTCCCTTGATCACCAGCACCGATAGAACCATATTGTTCGTTTATACCATTTCGTGCTTCTAGTGCAGTATTCACCCCAGATGCAATATCAGAACTCTGATTGTGTACATATACATAAATTAAAAATTTCAAAGGGTTATAACCTAGTTCTTTAAGCACATTCTTAACAATATTTCTGATATCAATTTTCTCGCTGCAGGAGATCTCGCCCGCCACGATAATTTTTCCTTTAGTAGCCATAACCTCACAAGCTACGCGTGATGCTTTATCTTTTCTAAGACATGCATCCAAAATACTGTCAGCAATAATATCGCACAGTTTATCAGGATGCCCTGCACATACACTTTCTGCTGTTAAATATCTCTTACTCATTTCACATCTCCTTATCATTATTTGCCTCTACGGGCAGTCAACAGTCGTTCCATCACATCATCCTGTGGATTTGTACCGGAATACTCTGTCGCACAGTTTTCACGAACAATCTGATATATTTCCATCCAGAGTCTGTTGGTTTGACTCATAAAATTATGGCTCATGGAAACGTATGGACTTTGGATAGCGTTGCCAGTAGTTGGATGCTTAGCAAGAAAACCAAACTCACTTATTGCTTCCTCACACTGTATCCACCTAGCAGCACTCATGGCATATCTTTCTAATAGCTGTGGTAGAACTAGATGTGCACACCCTCGCTCCTCAAGCCATTTCCACGTAAGCTCATAAATTTCGCTAGCTACTAAGGTTTTACCATCCTTTTGTACTGCTGAAAGCATAGCCCTTGGCTGTGGCATCTCCTGCCCTTGAAGTTCTGCGGTATTTTTAAATTCAATAACTTCCAGTTTTCTTTTTCCGGGATTTCCCTCAGCAATTTTATCTATAAGTGCTTTCTTTTTCTGACCAGATCCAATACGGGCACCACCTCGATTTGTACCATCTTTGGCCATTAACTCACCTCATTTCTTATTAGGGGGTATTACCCCGTTTGAAACTGCGACTTTTTGCACGAAGCCCCACGCCCGTTGCACATTTAAATAGCTGTGGAGATATGACTCCCCCTACCGGGTTCCCCAACGGTCTCCATCTCTTGCTGTGATAGCTGAGTGACAAGGAGTACAAAGAGCCATTAGGTTGCTTTCATCGTGTGTCCCACCTCGTGCCAAGGGAAGGATATGGTGCACTTCAGTTGCTGGTGTCAGCTTTCCTTGTCTTTTACACTCTTCACATAGTGGATGGGCTGTAATGTAACGGTCACGTATTCTTTTCCATGCACGACCGTAACGCTTCCTCGTTTCAGGATCTCTCTGATATTTTTCATAACGAGAAGCTTCCTTTTTGGCATGCTCCGGACAAAAACGTCCATCTGTCAGTTCCGGACAACCAGGAGAAGAACATGGTCGTTTTGGTTTCTTTGGCATTTCGTACCTCCTTTGGACATGCAAAAAGCCCCCGCGGTATTTCCACGAAGGCTCTCTACAATTTTTCACAATACCATTGTATTATGGATTTCTAATAAAATCGTCCATGATATTACTCATTACTTTCCATAGAGTAGTAGCGCAAGATGCTGAAGCGCTCGATTCTTTTTGTTGTATGCAGAAGAACGTTCAATATTAAAGTGATCACAAATGTTATACACTGCATCAATCTGCTTTTGTTCATCATCCAAATAAAACTCCTTTAACACATACTGCTCATCTTCTGTTAAAGCATCCCATGCCGGTTGAAACCAGTCCATGTATTCCAGTGCTTGACGATAACGTTCTTTCAATACATCAATTTCATTGATGCAGGCAATGAGCCTTTTCTCTCCAGCTTTTGGATCATGGGTCGATGGCATGCCATTGATAACTGGGGAAGCTGGGGAACTCATTTCTTCGTTGAGGGTTGCAATGTCCTCATCGGTATGTTCTATGATGTACTTCATACTGCTGTAATCTTTTAGGGCGTTAATTGCCGCTGCTCTTTTATCTAAATATTGCCAGACAATGTTCATTTTATCAGACCTCCTTTAGTGTGGCTTTAACCGCATCTATCAGTGCGGATTGAGTATTGTTTTTATCATTTAGGGCTTTCATTACACGTTCATCAATGGTGCCTTTGGAAATCAAGTGATGAATCACTACCGTTTCTTTTTGTCCTTGCCGCCAAAGACGGGCGTTGGTTTGCTGATAAAGCTCTAGGCTCCAAGTTAGACCAAACCATACAAGAGTTGAACCTCCAGCTTGCAAGTTCAGTCCATGTCCTGCTGATGCTGGATGGATGACTGCAATGGGGATTTCTCCATCATTCCACCTCTTAATAGAATCGCTAGTGGATAACACCTCAACCTCAAAACGCTTTTGTATTCGTGACAAATCATGCTTAAACCAATAAGCAATTAGAACTGGCTTGCCATTAGCAGCTTCGATTAAGTCTTCCAGTGCATCCAGCTTACGGTCATGTATATAAAGGACTGTGCCATGATCATCATAAACTGCTCCATTTGCCATCTGCAGGAGCTTTCCTGAAAGAGCTGCTGCATTTGCTGCAGTTACTTCTTCACCTTTAACATTTGTAATTAAATCCCGCTTCATCGTATCGAGGGTTTTCATTTCTTTTTCAGAAAGCTTTACAGGCACTTCGTTTATAACTAAGTCCGGCAACTTCAGGTAATCTGTCCCTTTCATGCTAATAGTTATATCAGATATAAGCTTATAAATTTCTTCTTCTGCTCCTGGTTTTGGTTTGTAGGAGAAGATCACTTGCTGATTACGCTTATCTGGTACAAAGTAATCCTCCCGATACCTACCAATAAACCTACCTAATCGTTGTCCCATATCTAATAAGCGATACTGTGCCCACAAATCCATTAATCCGTTGGAGGATGGGGTTCCAGTAAGTCCTACTATCCTTTTTACCTTGGGTCTAACTCTCATTAAGCTTTTAAATCTCTTAGCTTGATGAGATTTAAAAGAAGACAACTCATCAATTACCACCATATCAAAGTCAAAAGGAATTCCACTTCTTGTAATGAGCCATTCTACATTTTCTCGATTGATAATGTAAACTTGTGCTCTTTCCATAAAGGCAGTTTTTCTCTTTACTTCAGAGCCAACTGCTAAAGTATATTTAAGACCCTTTAAGTGATCCCACTTTTCAATCTCTGCAGGCCATGTATCTCTGGCAACTCTTAGCGGTGCAATAACCAGAACCTTACGAACAAGAAAACTGTCCAGTGTTAAATCAAAGATGGCAGTTAAAGTTATGACACTTTTACCTAAACCCATATCTAAGAGCACTGCTGCTATAGGATGATTGAGGATATACTCAGTGGCATAAACCTGATACTCATGAGGCTTGTATTTCATGAAGTATCCCTCCAATCTGATCTATATGGTCCAGGCAGAATACCAAAAAACCAAGTGCCTCTAACTGTCTTTTTCGCTTTTCTTGTAGGGGTCTTAAGGTTTTACCAGGTGCTTTAACCTCTACAAAAGCTAGCTTTCTATTAGGTAAAAGAATCAATCTGTCTGGCATTCCATCAAAACCTGGTGATGCAATTTTAAGTGCAATACCACCTATATCTTTCACTTCTTTTACCAGTTGCTGTTCAATCTTTTTTTCTCTCATATATCCTCCATGTTCCCTAAATCCAAAAAGTCTCTATACGCGCGTATATACGCGTCTGCAGGTAATTTCTTCTTTTTGTCTTTAGGATTATTTTTAATAATAATTATTGGAACAATGGAACAGGGGTTATAAAGTTGCCTACCTTACTAGGGGCTGCCGCCTGTTCCGATGAGATGTACCAAAAGACCGTTTTTGTTCCACCGGAACAGCTGAAATCTGTTCCATAGAAAAAATTGTTCCATGTGTTCCAAACTGAATTACTCTTTTGGAACATAAACCCACTGTGGTCCATAAAGCGGGATACGTTCTTTTTTAACGAGACCTGTCCATCCTCCAATACTCGCCATAATAGCTGATATTTCATTACCATCTACTCTTCGAAGGTTGGCTCGATCCTTTCCAAAGCATTCACACCAAATTTCCATATTAGAAACAGATTTTCGTTTCCAAACACCAACCCTTTGGCTTTCACCAAACTCAGTCCCGTTGATATAGGCTCGACGTTCATATAGATCCATGGTGTCCCAATCCTCAGGTAAAAGCATATCAAGGTACTCTCTAACCAAACCTTCTCGCTCATCGGACTCCATAGCTTCTCGCTGTTCTTCTTTTGCAAGCTTTTCAAGGCTAGCATCAAGGTACAATTTCTCTCCAGCCTTTACATAGGTAAGAGCCTCGGCCCATATCTGCAGAATTTCATCCTGCTTTAGCTGCCAAGATTTTTTTGTGCCATTTCCCGGGGTCTTTACCGGCCAAAAACGACGGTTTCCTGTGGTATCCCGTAAATAGCCTTTTTCAGCATTAGTGGTGCCAAAAAAGACACATTGTCTTAAGTGAGGAGTAGCTCTCTTGCCAAAGCTAGCTCGATAAATATCATTCTGGCGAGATAAGAAGCTTCTAAGTGTTTCTACTTCTGCTTTTTTTAGTCCAGCCAGCTCTCCAATTTCTAAAATCCAGTAACCTTGTAACTTTTCTGCGGCGGTCTTATCCTTGGTATCTGACAAGCTCAAACTATCAGAAAACCAGTCTCCACCTAACTTGGCTATAAGAGTACTTTTTCCAACTCCCTGCGGGCCATTTAAAACCAACATGGAATCAAACTTGATGCCTGGAGTCAGTACACGAGAAATCGCTGCACATAAAGTTTTTCTTGTCACAGCTCGAACATATGGATTATCTGATGCACCTAGATAATCGATTAGCAAGGTATCTACTCTAGCTACCTTATCCCACTCAGGAAGAGCCTCAATAAATTCCCGAATCGGATGATAAGATCTATCGTCAGCGACCTTCGCTACCGCTACATCATAGTTTCTTGCAGAAAAGGTTCCGTAGTGGGTGTCAATGTAGCTGATTAGCTGTGCATCATCTGCATCTCTCCAGAACTTCGATGGATGCGGCCAAGGAACATCACCTTTAATTTCGAGACTATCAGATAGCTGATTAAACACTATGCTTTTTAGGTTGGGATCATTTTCAAGTATCAAAATCAAATTTCTAAGAGTATTTTTAACCGTTCCTGTCTTATCAATCTCCAGCTGCTTTTCCCAATCTTCATCAATAAACTCTTTTTCAACCTGAGCCTTTCGTTCTTCAGCAAACTGCTCTTTTACCCGTTCATCCTCTAATGCCAAATCTGTCATGGCTCTAAATGAAGGTAGTTTACTTGGCGGTGTATTTTCTGTCACCTTTTCATCTAGTTCCCGAAACTTATGCACTCGGACCAAATCAAATGCGTTTAGCAACATTCCACATGCTGGATCGGTAGCATGATGGCTATAAGCAAATTTACCATCATAGATTACCAAGCCTGCTGAAGAATCTGCTGGAATATAATCAAATCGTCCATTCATGGTACTAGGTTCATATACATCAGGTAGAAATTCTTCGATGGCTTCTTCAATGTTATAGGCTCTGCAAAATGCTCCTATAACCCCTTCTTTAATTAATGGATCTGCTTGTTTAGTTATTTTCCTTTGTACAACCTCAGATTGTCGACTTGAGACTGGCCACATTGAAGTGTCCCGCCAGTCTACATATTTTGATAGATAGATATCTGGGTCCAATAGTTCACCGTCTTTCTCTTTAAATACAAACTCTCCATCTGACGGTGTAGAAGGCCAATACATTAGTCTTGAAGGTTCATAAGTGGTGTCATCGAATAAATCAATCCCAATCTCCTTTGCAACCATCCGACCAAGGGCTGGGTATTCATCCTCTGTTACTTCTCTTTTAAGTGGAATAATAAGTCTTAATCTTGGTGCATCTGGTGTATGTTTATGGGTAGAATAGATGCAGCATTTGAAATCATGTAACGCTTCAATTTGCTCCCAAACCTCTGGTTTGGCATAATCCATATCTAAAGTCAGAAGGGAACGGGAGAGGACATAACCATTTCTGCGTTTTCCTTCACGAAGGGCTCCTCCCACAAATCCTCCTACATCTTTTATTGAGTCCTGTTGAGCGCGACTCATTTTCCGAAATTCAGATACCGTTTCTGTTGTTCGTATGGTAGATTTAACTCGTGAGATAAAGTCCTCCCATGTGATATCATTGTTCTTCCACTTTTTATCCATTCGGCTGTTACCAACCGCTATCTTCATAGCTTCTGCACCTCCTCGCAGTTTTCAGAAAAATACCGGATAGGTATACGATGCTTCGATGCTTTATTTATCTCTGCTTGCATCCCTTTTGAGATATAGCGACCAAATACCCACAGCTCATCACACTTTCTAAGCCATACCATGCCAAAGTATAGTCCTAGTTTTCTTTGTTCAGGATCGCCATCATCTAGCACTTGAGGGTATAGCAGATGAGGAGCAAAAGGAATGGTTCCTTGCTTCACTGCAAACTTCAGGTATTCTCTAGCTTTATTCAGATTTTTTTCTATGTCTCCAGCAAAAGGAGAACAAATAAAAACGCAAGGTTTATAGTTTTTTGCTTTTTCTTCACGCATGATATTTTCCAAGGCTTCTGCTGCAGTTGGATCTGGATAGCCTTCAGCGTTATATCTATCCATAAGTTACATCTCCTCGAATTCGGACTCTTGTTCAATCAATGGTAAAATGCCATGATCCTTAAGAAGCTCATAAATGAACAAGCGTCCTTTCTGAGTCCAGTAAGTATGAACCTTTGAATGCATCGTCCCATCATTTCCAAGGTAAGTATGGGTTTTTGTCGTCGTATATCCATGTTGAGCGTACTTTTGATATAGAAGCCAAATCTTCCCTTGACGGAATTGAACACCTAAATTATGCAGATACTCATTAAACCAGCGCCCTGACTTTCCATAGTCCTTGGCTATTGTTGTGATAGACACCGCATCCTTACAGTTAAGTACCACATCGTAATAACTTGCTTTAGGTTTCATTTCTGCAATTTGCTGTTCTTGAATGCTAATGGTAGTAGTTAACTCAGCATTTTTAGCTCTTTCCGCTTTAAGCTCCTGTAGTGCCTGAATCAAAAAGTCTGGATTAGCAAGTAACTCATCTGTAGCATAAAGGCCATGCCTTCTGATTGAAGGAAGCACCTCATGGGTTACCCAGCGCTTAAACTTTTTAGCTTCTGGCTTTCGAGAAACCAATATCACGCTATAAAGACCACTTTCATTGATAATAGATACTTCCTGTTTTCCTCCAGGGGTGTCGATAATATCGACTCCCTTTTCATCACTGTCCAAACGAGCCATAACATCACGACTGTTTCCAATGTCTAGTACCGAACATACATCTTTTAGAACCCACCAAGGATTTCCATCCTTCATTACTGTTCTTACTGTGTTGCCTTCATAGTTGAATAAAGTTATTTTGTTCATATCGAACCTCCAGCATATAGTTGTAGAGCGATAAAACATGCCCTCAGCTATAAGCAAAAAAAGAGGAGGCTTCGAACCCCCTCAAATTAATCTTTTTTATAAAAATCGCATTCAAATCCATCCGCACGAAGTAGAAGCCCATGCGCCCAAGGCGGTACCTGACCCATAAGAACACAGACGTCTTGTACGCATATTTCTAAAGGAACCTCTAAAACTACCTCGTCATGGACATGCATGACAATATTTAGTCCTGATTCATCCAGATTTCGCATGGAATGGCAAAGAAGATCTCTTGAAATGGCCTGCACGATGTTCTCAACAAACTTCGGACCATAACTTTCAATGCGCTCCCATTTCTTTGTGGCACCAACTCCTTCATAAGTCACTGCTTCACTGCCAAAGCTGTTAATACCCATTCTTGGTTTAACATAAGTAAGTTGTCTGCCAGAAGGAAGCCATATTAATAGCATCCCGCTACGATACTCAAAACGGATACGATGAGTTTCAGTTCTGCACCTTTCTGTTACAGCTTCTTTGACAGCACGATCAACATCCCACCAAAGTCGTACAATATTAGGATTTGCATTTCGCCATGCGTAGACCAAAGGTTTTAATTCTTCTTCGGTAAGACCCATATCAAGTGCACCCATTGCTTTTAATGCACCTACAGAACCACCATAACCTAAGGCCAGCTCCGCAATTTTTCCTTTTTGTCTTAGAGGACTGCCTTTTGTGACTTCTTCTAAGGGGACTTTAAACATCTGGGAAGCAGATGCTTCATAAATCTTTCCATGAGTAGCAAACACTTCGTTTCTCCATGTCTCGCCTGCAAGCCAAGCAATAACTCTAGCCTCTATTGCACTAAAGTCAGCAACGATAAACTTATATCCTTTCTTTGGCACAAAAGCGGTTCGAATTAATTCAGACAAAACTCCCGGAATAGAGTCATACAATATTTCCAAGGCATCAAAATGGCCACCTCTAACCAATCGACGTGCCTGTTCCAGATCCGACAAATGGTTCTGAGGGAGATTTTGAACTTGTATAAGCCTTCCTGCAAATCTACCGGTTCGATTAGCACCGTAGAATTGTAGTAGTCCCCGAGCTCTTCCGTCAGTGCATACGGCATTTTCCATTGCGGTGTATTTCTTTACACTGGATTTGGCTAGTAACTGTCTCAGTTCCAGTACTTCACTCAGATGTTCTGGAGCTTCCTTTAATAGTGCCTTAACTGATGCCTTATCAAGACTGTCTGTTTCCAGACCCTTTTCCGATAGCCAGGACTTCATTTGAACAACTGAATTAGGATTATCAAGATCAGTTAGTTCTTTTAGTCTGCTTGTTAGCTCTTCTCTTACTTTTTCATCACATTGAATCGCTTTTTTTACCAATTCCAAATCTAACTGAATACCCCGATCATTGATTTGCTGATCTAGAATATAGTTATTCCATTCCTCTTCAGGCATAGGAAATTTTTGAAGCTTTTCCTGTATAGAAAGTTCAACTTCAACGTCTCGAAGATTATATGCTTTGAAGCTATTCCACTTCTCTGGAGCATGTTCAGGTAGATTTCGTGTACGACCACCATTAGTTACTGTTGGTTTGCATGGAACTGAAAAATATCGAATGAGCTCTTTACCTTTTGTTAGCTTTTTCTTGTCTGCTCCTGTTACGATTGCTGCTCCTTCCAAAGATAAAGGAAGCCCAAGGTACGCAGACCAAACCATTGTGCAACGCCAAGAATCAGGTGCAAGGTGTATACCAAAGTACTTCGATAAGCAAATCCGCTCAAACTGCGCATTAAACGCCCATTTGGTAACATTATTATCTAGAATCGCTTGCTGTATTTCTTTAGGTATTTTTTCGCCACAAGCGAAATCTACTACTTGAACCGGCCCAGCATCCACACTGTAACCGAAAAGTAAAATCTCAAAATCCGGTGCTTCAGCGTAACGATAGACCCCGCTTTTGGCGAGGTCTACGCTGCTAAATGTTTCTATATCTATACTGAGGGTTCTCATGATAAAAAGTCATCATCCACATCAGTGACAAAATCATCAGCTGCATTAGTTCTGCCACCCAAAGGTTCACCATCACGGATTTTTTGAATATTTCCAAGTCCACAGGCTATACCTTTGTTTCCATTGGAGTTAAAGGCGTAGAAGTTGATACTCACTCTTGCATAGACACCAGAGTATACTTCAGAACGATCAATGATTGGATTGACGTTTCTATCTACAATTTGTGGAGGGGTATTGCTATTGGCATTGATAAAATAGCTATTTGCATAAGCTTCATCATCTGGACGATCAATATCTCCGTCACGTAGAGGAAGCTTTAACGCCGCTTTATTTGGAATCTTACCACCGAATTTACCTTTACCTTCTTCTATTGCAGCATTCACCGCTTCATTGATAGCACTTAAGGTTTTAGTATCACTCTTATGAATAATCAGGCTCACACTGTATTTTTCAGCACCGCCATTGATTGATTTAGGTTCCCACACATTAGCATAAGAAAGTCTGACAACTCCTGTAACTACTTTTGTTGGATTTGTTCTTTTTGCTGTTTTTGACATAATTTTTATACCTCCATAAAATCATTTTTTGCTGATGATGTGTTCATTTCAGGACGCTTATCTGAAACTGGAACTAGCGTCGGTTTGCCTGGTGGCTTCATAACTAGTTCACCAAGGATTTCATTAAATTTTGACTTGCCCATCAATTTTTCCATTTCGGTAATGGTAATGAGACTTTGCTTGTATATATCTCGGTATCCTGCATTCTTTGCTGCTTCTGCGACTGCTTCTTCATCTTTATATTTACGGTTGGAGCGACCTTCGACTACTTTAAACCCTGTCCACTTCTTTCCATGATTAACTGCTGCATCCGTCGCATAGGCTATAATCTCATTTGCCCAGTTAGTGAGATCACCGATAGAAGATAAAATGTCAGCAATCTCTTCATCAGATAAAAGTGGTGGTAGAGCAAACTCAAACGTAGCCAGTTTCATTTTTGCTTCTGCTCTTGCTCTACATTTCACTGCAGCCCGACAAAATTGACACCATTCACCGGGACAGTAGTTGCCGTCACCATTGAAGGCTAATTCAGCTTTAGGTTTTAAAACTTCTTCAGCCCATTGATACAAGTTTTCTTTTGAGACTGTGGATGTACTGACATTTTCTCGACGGGGTTGATAAATTGTCATTGAAACCATTTCGATATCATAAATGCCATCAAATAGATCCAGTGCACCAAGGGCATAAAGTTTCATTTGAGGATTGTCTTCTGCGCTGACTAAGACACCCTGACCATACTTAAAATCAATAATGTGAAGAGTTCCATCAGCAATAATTAAACAATCCCCCGTTCCAAATCCCTCAGGTACATACTTTGAAAAATCAAGCCGCTGTTCTATCAAGATTAAGGGATCACTACAAATTTTCTTGGCTTGCTCAATCACTTCAAGTACAAATTCCACGTAACCATCGGTGTAATTGTCCATCTCATCTGAGTCGTATGGAGAGACCGGCTTTTTTGATCTCATCTTAAGTGCCTTTCGGAGTTTGTGTTCACTTAATGCATGAGCTGCTGTGCCTTCAGCTGCAGCCTCACCACTGTTGTCATCAAACTCCAGTTCTAGCCTTGCCGATGGTGTACAGTTCATCCAGCGATGAGCTCCTGACGCGGAGAGAATTGCATGTTTACTCATTTCAACTCCTCCGCATCAGCAAGAATTGCAGCATACTTACTTGGATCAATCTGACTAAGTTTTGATGCACCATACTTTTCTAGAAGACCTCTAACTTCAGCAGTAAATCCATCATGACTTTTCTCCGCGAGCACCGCTCTTACTTCTTCTAAGGTAATTTGCTTTTCTTCAGGCTGTTTTTCATATCTTGGCTGCTCTGACTTTGTATCCTCCTTTGGCTCATTACTTTCAATAGCATCAGCCACAGCCTGAACACTATCTGCTAATGCTCGAAGATCTAATACCACATCAAGAAGGAGCTTAATCTTACTCATGGCCTACACCTCCTTCCTTGATTTCTTTAATTTCTACCGTCTCAACTGAGTCACCTGGAGTAATTACTAACAAACTGGCTTTCTTTCCAAATAGGAAATCAAGCATTCTAGTTCGGATAGTCTTACGAGTGCTTTGAATGACGGAGCTTTTTTCGCCATTAGGCTTTGCCACATTAATAGTGACTTTATGTTTTAGGCTCATATTCCCTCTCCTTTCCGGGGGCAATTTACCTACCCCTCACCGATAAGCGAAAAAGAGAGTTCTTTCGAACCCCCTTTCAGAAAAGATTTTTTATATAAAGGGTTCTTACGAACCCAATTAGGATAGAATTTTTCTTAGTCTTTCATGAAGCTTCTTAAGGCGGCCGCGAATGGCAGCTTCTGTCACGCCTTCTTCTGCTGCAATATCAGTGTTGGATCGTTTCTCAAGATATACTTTTTTGAAAAGTTCTTTTTGTTGTGGCAAAAGAGACTCCATTGCCTTTGTTAACTTGTCCAACATATCTTGATAATCGGCTTCATATCCAGCTTGTATGATTAGCTGTTCTGGATTCGCAGTATCATCTGCAAGATATTTATTGCGGTCATTGGCTGCTTCCTCTTCTCCGTCATAATAAGCATCCAGATGTGTTTTCACTCGATAATCATAGCGACGCTGCTCGTCCACTTCGTCATCATCCATAATGTGCAAAAGCTCGATGTCCGCTTCGGTGACCCCATTCTCACCCGGGGTAATCACAATCTTTGTTCCTTCAGCTGTGTAATAAATGTAGTTAGTTCTCTTCTTTTGGCTAGTTTTGTACGCTCTTTTCATAATTTGACTCCTTTGGTTTTCAAAATTTGGCTTTGAAATCCGCGGGAGCCGCTCATTATCCGTGAGACAAAAAAAGACGGCAGTGGAATACCTTTTCAGGTATTCCGCACTGCCGTCTAGCGGTCTCGCGGATTTAATGTTTACTTCATTAAAAAGCAGATAAACTAATTTTTAAGATTTACTACTTCTGTAGTGCCATCTGCATTTCTTTTGATTAATGTAATACAGTCTTTGATTTTGATTTCTACAGTACCAGTAGCTTCATCTACTCTACAAACAAGTTTTCCATCAAGGTTTCTCACTTCACTCATCTTCTTTTCATCCTTTCTCCTCTTCTGATAACAGGTATTTATGTGTATTTATGAGTATTTAATTTGATGTAAGCAGTTTAAATTTCTATTACAGGTAAAGGAATTGAATTATACTTATTTAAGTGATATAATTTATAAAATGTAGTTAGCAGAATCAATGGTTTATCAGGGTTATCTTTTCGGGGAATAACATCGCTCAAAGACCATAGTCACAAAATAAAAAATCCTTTTCCTGTAATGCTTACAAGAAAAGGATACAAGCTTTAGACCTATAAGTATTTCCCCTCGGTTTGACCTATTTTTGACCCTTTTTTGACCTTATGGTTCTGCAGAAAGGGATGGTCGTCGTGGGTAAATTATGCTTTGGTTCATATGCTAAAATTGTTCAAAAATCAATTAAAGAGCCTAATAGTCAAAAACGTGTTGCTGAATTATTACTTGGTCTGATCACCGACAATGAAGATGTTACAAACCAAGAAGGTGAACCTTTCGTAGTTACTGACAAGCTTGCCAGTGACTTATTTAATTGTAAAATTAATATGCGCAAAAAAATTAAAGAAGCATCTAGCTCCCCATTAATTATTAATTCTGCTCATGACTATTTTGAAGATGTGGTCATGCCTGAAATGATGCCTGAAATGATACAAGACATGATTGCTGAATTAGTAGACCTCATATCAAGTGACGATAGTGTTCCTCAGGATAAAAAAGATGAATTCTTAAAATTTGCTAATCCGACCTCCATTCATGTCTTTTTGTCTGACTTATTTTTGTACGTAATAAAAAAGGATAATAAAATTTCTAAGAAGTCACCAGCTCCCTTAAATAGTAAAATGCCTTCTATTCTTAGTGATGTAAAAAAGCTAAAGGAGCTTATTGAAAAAATCCCTCCTAGACAACCAGAAGCTATTGCTCCACCAGAAGAAATCGAGAATCATGAGATGGTTTACGTCAGAGAATTATTAGCCGCTTATGCTGATGCTGAAGGCATTGATGAGTTGCCAAAAGAATCCTTAGAAAGTTTTCCAAAGTATGAGAAGGACTTTAATCGTAGGAGAAAAGACTACTATGCAGCTGAAAGTATTAGACGTGGTGCAAGAGATGTATTCGGAGAAACGAATCCGGATCATTTTGAAATATTAAAAGAAGAAACATATGACGGTATCATAGATGTTTACGAAAATGAGTATCCTCATGGTCTCGCTAGGCTAAAAGGGGTTATGTCTCAAGCCACTCTTATTCGAGTTGATAAATGCGTATATAGCCAAATTCCTAATTGGATCGGCGCTAGTGAAAAAAAAGGTGTCTGCCACATTCTTGTAAATGATGGCAAACTTAGGGGGTGGGTTGAAACCGATGAGTAAGTTGTATAATACGCCATTTGAAGTATCACTACGTATATTGCTTGTACTAGAGTCTTCAAAAAATCAGAGCTTTAGTTTGGACATGCTTACTGCTATAGATTTTATTTCTCTTTACGGAAGAGATTTTGGTCTTTCTAATGAAAATCTGCATGGAGATAATAGTTATAAATTCAGTGAATTCGCCTTGCGCCGCGAACTCATAAAAACAGCAATTAAGCATCTTGTTCTTGATGACCTCATAAAAGTTAGCACGACCAAACAAGGTTTTACATATTCCGCGAATCAAAAAGGCTTAAGTTTTAGCGAACATTTATCCAGTGATTATGCTAACACATATCGTCAAGCTGTTTATTTGGTAAGGGAATTTATATCTAATAAAACAGAGCGTGAAGTTTTAGAATCTATAAATAAACGCTCCATATATTCGCTGCGGGAGGATTAATGAAATGACTAACCTATATATAAAAAAGCTAATTGTTTCCGGTGGTGGTAAAGAGCCTTCAGTTTTGGAATTTGATGAAGGATTAAATATTATATGTGGACCATCGAATACTGGAAAAAGTTATATCTTAGAATGTATCGACTACTTATTTGGCAGTGATAAAATTCGTTTTGATAGAAGCACTGGCTACAATAATATCAAATTAATTGTTGCTACAGAAAACGGTAGTATTACATTGGATCGTGAATTAGATTCAAATAAAATTAGAGTTCATAGCAACAATCACAAGATTGAATCTGGAGATTATAGAACTAGTGGAAAAAAGAATATCAGTGATGTATGGTTAAGTCTTATAGGTATTGATAAGGAGCATTTTATTATAAAAAACTCAAGGTATGATAAACAACGTCTTACCTGGAGGACTTTTTCACATATGTTTCTCATTAAGGAATCTATTGTTTTTCAAGAAGCTTCTATTATATTGCCAAGGCAAAATACAGCACATACCGCAGCTCTTTCTGCTCTCTTTTTCTTAATTACTGGTCAAGATTTTGCTGAATCTGACCCAAAGGAAGAAAAAAAGATAAAAGAAGCTAGAAAAAAGGCTGTTGCTGATTATATTAACAAAAGGTTAAATGATTTTGCTGAACGTAAAAACGAGCTTAACAAGCTTCCAGTTGGAGATGAAGAGTACCTTCAAGAAAAAGTAGAAAATATACTTGTTGAAATCGCTAAAACGGAAGAAAAAATTGCTGATTCAGTTAACCGCAGCAAACAACTTCTAAAGGAAATTTATATTGTCAGCGATCAATTGGCTGAATGTAATACGCTGTATAACCGGTATAAGGCATTGAAGACTCAGTATGCATCTGATATCAAGAGATTAACTTTTATTGTTGAAGGAGAGCTGCATAAAAGTAAAATACACCCAAATTCTAAATGCCCCTTCTGTGACAGCAGTATATCCTCTTCTCAAAGAGGAGCTTCTTATGTTGAAGCATCACATGCTGAGCTACATAGAATACAACTCCAATTAGATGATTTATTAGAAGCTGAGCAAGATCTAATAAAAGAACGTTCAACACTAGAGACTAAACTTGCGAGATTAAATAATGAAAAATCAGATGTTGAATTACTCATTAATGATGAATTAAAACCCAAAATTGCTGGGCTTAGATCAACTTTATATGATTATCGAAGAGCCATTGAAATTCGAAATGAATCAGTTGTTATTACCAAATATGAAACAACAATGAAATCCGAATTGTTTGAAGCAATGATGGAAGACGAATCAGCTGTAGAGTTTAAAATCAAGGCCTACTTTAATAACGAGATCATAGCAACATTGGACATCTATCTAAATAGAATCCTAGAAGCTTGTAAGTTTGATGGTTATAGCTCTGCTTATTTTGATTCAAGTTCCTTTGACATATTTATCAACGGGACTCCCAAAGACACATATGGCAAAGGATATCGCGCTTTTTTAAATACGGTACTTGCCATTTCGCTTATGGAGTATCTAACCGATAAAGGTAAATATGCACCTGAGCTATTGATTATTGACTCCCCTATTCTTTCTCTGAAGGAAAAAGAAGATGGTGTGGCATCTGACACAATGAAAGCTGCATTATTCCAATACCTATTAGACAACCAAAGTCATGGTCAAGTTATTATTGTAGAAAATGATATTCCTGATTTAGATTATAGCAGTGCAAATGTGATTCAGTTTACTAAAGATGAATCGTATGGTCGTTACGGATTTTTGAATGGTGTACGCCAATAAGAAATGAAATGGAGGCTTATTTAATGAGCAAAGATCAAAATCTAGAAAAATGGTCTTCAATGGATATTATTACAGATTATCTGGGTGTAAGTCGTGAAACTGTACTGCAGTGGATTAACAATCGCAACATGCCAGCCCATAAGGTAGGTAGGCTATGGAAATTTAAAATTTCCGAAGTTGATGAATGGATTCGCTCAGGTGGCGCGGCTGAGAAAAGTGAAACAGATGATGTTTAAAAAACCCTTTAGCATTATAAGAATTTCATTATTTGAAAGGAAGTGTTTTATATGGATAACCAAACCTACAATTCAATAGTAAACTTTATATGGGGAATAGCCGACGACTGCCTACGAGACGTATATGTACGAGGTAAATACAGAGATGTAATCTTGCCTATGACAGTAATCCGTAGATTAGATGCTGTATTAGAGGAAACAAAGCCTGCTGTTCTTACTACGAAAATGACTTATAATCCACTAAAGGCCAAAAATCTTTAGTGAACTGCACATTCACAATTGAATATAGATAATCTTTAAAAAAGACAATACTATCCTATGCAAGCATAATTACCTATACTTGCCAAATAGATATGCGATATAACGGAAATATTTCAATTGTTATACAGGCTGCTTTACTTCAAAACCGAGTTTCTTGAGTTCGCTGACCATCTTTACAACCCTCTTTTGCTCGGTTTGTTGCCTGCGTATATCAAAACAGCTTTCATCATACATTGTATCTGTTTTAAGCATTGTATAGATAATTACAAGTAGTTTCCTGGCAAGAGCTACGATAGCCTTTTTATGACCTTTACGTTGCCGCATCTTCCAATACCATGCACAGAGATAAGATTTCTTTTGGCGAGTTATCACCCAGGCTACCTCACAGAGTATACTCTTTATATATGGGTTACCTTTGTTGACGCTTACTCGTTTTTTTTACCGGCACTCTCATTATTGCCTGGGCTTAATCCTGCCCATGAACAAATATGTTCGGCGGTCTTAAACTTGCTCATATCAGTGCCTATCTCCGCTAATATGGTAGATGCAGCAACCTTATCTATGCCTGGTATGCTATCTAGTAAGTCTATCTGATGGTCGTATTTTTGGATGAATAAGTTAATTTGGCTTTCAATTTCTGAAAGATGAGATTCAAGGCTCTCAAGGTGTTCAAATATCATCTTGAGAAATTGCATTTGATGTTTATCCAATTTACCGTTTATAGCCGACATTATCTCATTTATCTTGCTGCGAGTTTGCGTCTTTAGATAACCATCAAGGTCATCTATAGTAATGCTACCATGAGTATATAGATGCTTTATTATACCCTTACCGGAAACACCAAATATATCCGATATAAAAGAGGAGAGTCTAAAACCGCAGCTTTGTAAAAACTTCTCAATGCGGTTCTTCTGAGAAGTAATATCGGCTATAACGTTTTTACGGTATCTGGTAAGCTCTCTTAACTCGCGTATGTCTTTATCCGGTATGAAACTGCCGTTTAGAAGGCCTGCTCTTAAGAGAGTGGCAATCCATTCAGCATCTTTCATGTCAGTTTTCTTGCCAGGCACGTTCTTCATATGTCTTGCATTGGCGATAACAAGAGATATGGAGCTATCAAAGGCTGTTTCAAGTATTTCATAGACAGGTATCCAATAAATACCTGTGCTTTCCATGGCCACGTGCATACAGTTTTGCTCAACAAGCCATGTTTTAAGAGCCTCAAGATCGTCACGTAAAGTAGAGAATACTCTTATTTCCGACGAAGGTTGTTGATTAACCGGTCCTTTAAGTAAGCAAGCTACTAGAGACTCTTTATGCACATCAAGTCCACAACAGCATTCGAGGATATCTTGCATATAGATCAGCTCCTAAATTAATTATTTTGGCAGGAATGATTGCCAGAGATTATATGAACTTTACTACACGTGCTACCCTAAGGTGCACAGTTGGTTGTACTCGAAGGCAATCGGTTTACGTTGAAAAACGGGGTATTTATTCCTCCAATGAACGCCCAAACTTTGTTCCTGCACTATTTCCAAGTTTATCATATAAGCAGAAATATGCAAGTACCCACTTAGTTCATTTTCATCTATGGTTGTGATTGTAAGATCATGAGGCGTTGAAATGAAAAAGAAACTAGACGAGGCAGGCATCACCAATCAAACTGCTGCACTATGCAATGCTGCTGGACAGTCATTTTGCAACAGTTCACCTTTTTGCTTGCGCGATTTAACCTCTAGAGCAAAGAAACAAACTTTAAAAGCAGATTTTATAGCCTATTTGGATGGCTTCTCTCCTAATGTTCAGGAAATATTAGATAAATTCAAATTTCGCAATCAGATAGACACCATGATTGATGCGGATATACTTGGCGCTGTTATCGAAAAATTTGTATCACCTACAATTAACTTAAGTCCTAACCCGGTTTATAAAGATGATGAAAAGAAAGAAATCCGTTTACCTGGTCTTGATAACCATACCATGGGAGTAATTTTTGAAGAACTTATTCGCCGCTTTAATGAAGAAAACAACGAAGAGGCCGGGGAACACTTCACACCACGTGATGTTGTCGAATTAATGGCAGACCTTATATTTGTACCAGTAGCAGATAAAATTAAGGATGCAACTTACTCATGCTATGATGGAGCTTGTGGAACAGGTGGTATGCTTACTGTTGCCCAAGATCGTCTTATTGAACTTGCTGAAAAAGCTGGTAGGAAAGTATCAATTCATCTTTTTGGTCAGGAAATAAACCCAGAAACCTATGCTATAGCTAAGTCTGATCTTTTACTACAAGGTCAAGGTGATCAAGCAGACCATATTGGGTTTGGTTCCACACTTTCAAATGACCAATTTCCTACTTATCAGTTTGATTTCATGCTAAGTAATCCACCATATGGTAAATCGTGGAAAGTTGACGCAGATAAGCTCGGTGGCAAGAAAGATATTATGGACAGTCGTTTTGTGACCAACTTTGCTGATGATCCTAATTTCAGTATGATTCCAAGAACAAGTGATGGACAGTTACTTTTCCTACTAAACAATGTTGCAAAAATGAAGAAAACTACCGAGTTAGGTAGCCGTATCGTAGAAGTTCATAATGGTTCTTCCTTATTTACCGGTGATGCTGGCTCCGGAGAAAGCAATGCCCGTCGTTATTTAATTGAGAATGACCTTGTAGAAGCAATTATTGCTTTGCCGGAAAACATGTTCTACAACACAGGCATAGGCACTTATATCTGGGTTCTTTCGAATAACAAAGCAGAACACAGAAAGAGCAAAATTCAACTTATAGATGCTACTTTATTAAAGTCGCCACTTCGTAAAAACCTTGGGAAAAAGAACTGTGAATTTACTTCCGAAATTAGACGTCAAATTTTAGATTTGTATATGGCTTTTGAGGAAAATGAGTATAGCAAAATTTTTGATAACAACGAGTTTGGTTATTGGAAAGTAACTGTCCTTCGCCCTGCTTACAATGAAGATGGTACTATTCAGAAAGATAAAAAAGGAAAACCTGTGGTTAATAAGGAGTTAACAGATACAGAACAAATACCTTTTACCTATGAAGGTGGCATCGAAGCATTCTTTGAAAAAGAAGTAAAACCCTTTGCTCCCGATGCATGGATTGACGAGAAGCAAACCAAGATAGGTTATGAGATTAGTTTTACAAAATACTTCTATAAACCAATTCAGCTGCGAACACTAGAAGAAATAACAGCAGACATTCGTGCTCTCGAAGTAGAGACAGACGGATTACTTGCTGAGATTATAGGGGGTTGA